AAGCAGGCTTAGGGCTCACTAGGGGCTTAGGGAGGGCAGCAACGAAAAAGCCCCCTAGGGGTTAGCTAGGGGGCTAGGATGGAAGGGCGAGGGCGAGGGCGAGGGCTTAACGTGCTAGGGCAAGCCCTACGGTAGCTAGAGCATCATGCAATGCCTTGGCCAATTCTGGCGAAGCGAGGGCATGATCGGCCGCAACCGCACTAGCGATATAGTCGGCAAGCTCAACTAGGGAGTAATCATCCAAGCGGGGTGGATTGTCGTTCATGATAAGGGTTAGGGCTAGGGTAGGGGCAAAGGAAAAGCCCCCTAGGGGTTAGCTAGGGGGCTAAGATGGGACGAACTAGCTAGGGGCTTACTTGCCCTTGCCCATACCCGGAGGGGCAGGGGGAGGGGGAGGGGCGACACGAGCTTTCTTCGGCGTGGGGAGCTTGGGGAGCAGTAAGACGGGCTTACCGTCCGGCCCTTCCTTCGCCTTGCCCGTCTTAGGGTCCAGCTCGATGTAGTTATGGCCATGCTGGCCATAGTTCCAGTACGAGCGATAGGCAGCGAACGATTGCAACCGGGGACGCTTCGGGAACTCGGCTTTGAGGATTGCATCGAGGGCCGTATCGTCAAGGGCATTGACCTTACGGCCGTCGGCGAGGGTTACGCTACCGCTTACCGCAAGGTGCCGCATCAGCTCGTTGGCAAACAGGGTAAGGCGGAGCCCGGTAGTGAGCCCTACCTTATCGCCGTCACGCTCGGCCTCCGGCTTGCCCTTCCCATCGTACCATACAACGGGAATGACGGGCTTGCCCGTAGTGGCCTTAGTGCTGGCCTTGACGTTACCCTTGACGTTGGTAGTGGTGGACATTGTTACATTCTCCTAGCCTAGGGGTTAATGCTGCCCCTAGCCCGACATAGGCTAAGGGGCAGGGTAGGGGCTAGGCGTCCCCTACCTTGGGTTTTTGCTGCGAGTGCGAATTGAGAAAGAGCAGGTTGTTGGGGACGGGGCATTGAACCCCTGCCCGACACGATGATCTTACTATGCAACATCGACATTACAAGCCCTACCCCTAAAATATTTTTGGGTAGGGGCTAAGACGAAACCTAAAGTAGAGTAGGGGCAGGGGTTACGTTACGGTAGGGGTAGGGCTAGGGTAGGGCTAGGGGACTTGCTGGACACTTAGGAAGCGTGACGGTAGGGGCTAATCAGGGGCTAGGACAAAGGGAAGGGCAGGGGAAGGGCAGGGTAAGGGTAGGGGACGAGCTTTGCCCTCGCAGGGAAGGGGCTAGGTTAGGAGGCTTTCAAGGGGCAGGGGCAAGCTCGTGGGGAGCTTAGCTAGGGCGAGGGCTTAGCTCGTTGTTGGGCTAGGCGTTTATTAGGGTTTAGGCAGGGGTTGGGCGGGGGCTAAGCGGGGGCAACTCTTTAATACTTAGGTTTGACCTCTAACTAAGTTATAGCGGTTTGGCTTAGCGGTTAGCGGCTACTTAGACGCTAACTAGGGGCTAACTAGCCAACGGTTAGGGGCTAACTAGGGTCTAACTAGGGGCTAACTAGGGGCTAACTTACGACTACTTAGTACGGAAGTCGGTAAGAGGTCTTAAAGAGTTATTTAGGAGGTCTTTAAGAGGTCTTAAAGAGTATTTTAAGAGTTATTTAAGAGGTTAAAAAGAGTTTAGTAAGACTTTAATAAGAGTTTAGTAAGAGTACGGGGCGACTATTAACCGAGCCCTTATAGACATCTCGTGCAGAACTCTCTTGCAGAACTCTTGCAGGACTCACCCTTTCAGAACTCCATTGCAGAACTCCCTTGCAGGACTCCAGTACGAGTGCTTTTGCAGGACTCGGTAAGGTTGAGGTCTCTTGCAGAACTCCGGTGTAGGACTCGGCGATATGAGGTCTTTATCAGAACTCTCCTGTAGGACTCCTTTGCAGAACTCCCTTGCAGGACTCCTGGGTAGAATTCTCTTGCAGGACTCCTCATGGGGCTCCCAGGAAAGGTGTAGGACTTGGCAGGGAGAGTTATCGTGTAGGACTCACTTACGACGCTTAGGGGGACGAGCGTATTGAGGTCTGGTTTGTTTAGACAAAGGTATGAAGTCTTGATGTACACTACCATCAGAACTCTTAGGTACATTAGCAGGGGGAGGATTCTTAGCAAGGTGTATATTGTTGATCTCACTACGTTGTATTTGGATACAACGTGGTGCCTCTATATGTAGGGTGGCTCGACCTGCTTGGGGTTGCTTAGCAAAGGTAACTCGTACCTGAAGGTCAACGTCACCTACTGTGCCTAATGCCTCTTCAGGTGTCTGCCCATCCAACAGCTTAACCAAGAGATCAACAATATGGTCGTGAGGAATATAGAAGTCGAGTGATTCACCGACACGGCGAGTAAGTATAAGGGTTGACATCAACATTAACCAGGGAAGGAGGGGAGTAGTAGTAGTACGGTATCCTGGAATCGAACCAGGCTGGCAGGTATATAAGACCCGCTTTGTCACCAGACAATACCGCCTATGGTGAGTTAAGGATTTAGGTTTTTATTACGGAACAAAAGAAAGGGGTGGAACATGATCTCACAACAACTACTATTAACCCGAGAAGGTAGTTGAGGTCATCACTACCCCTCGTGGGAACAACACGAGGGTTTGCAGGTAGGACAACAATGAGGTCACAGTCTAGTTCCACCCCTTATCTTGTAAGGGGTGATGGTGTCACTCGACGCCGGGAGGGGCTGAGCATTCCCTCCATCCATCACCCCTTATTTCTTACGAGCCTTGGGTTTAGGCTTTGGCTTTGACTTCTGCACAGGCTTCTGATCAAGGAACGCAGCTTTATAGATTTCGCTTAGTCCCTCAGTGAGAACCCATAGGTGCATATCACGACCACGTTGACCAGACTTGTTTGACTTTTGGTAACGCTCCACGATATTGAACTCCTGTAAATCGTTTAACAAACGACGTACATTTGTCTCAGGGAGATTGACAGCCACACAAATCTGGCGAACACTCAAACCTTCCTCTTTGTCGATGAGTGCCTTAGCAACATCCAGTTGGAATCCAACTGATGTGTCTAGTACACGATCACGAACAATGCGTAGGACCTCATCGTCAATAGTCTCCTTACCCAAGACGATAGCAATACATACAGCCAGCTTCACTAACTGACTCGCAATACGAGTAGGAAGCTCAGCCCTAGGACGATATGCGAGGTCGTATCCATCACGACGAACACGAGCCCTCATGTATGCTAGGAACGTAGCCAAGGCACCGAGTGTGCCCTCCACTTCTTTGGGGAGGATAGGAGGACGTAACTGAGGTAATGACTCCTTGAGGTGTTTCAAGAATCCATAAGTAACTTGCTGGAGGAACAGCCCCTCGGACGAATCCTCGCGGACCTCGTTATCGTCGTTGTCAGGAGTGTTAGCCAACATCCCCTGTGTGATCTTACTGTAGGTGTTGGACATAGCCCGCTGTAGATAGGGCGTAGTGTCCTGATCCTTAGTCATGATCTCACAGTCGAGGAAGCGTTCACCGAGGAACGAACGATTCAACATGCGAAGCTCGTCCGTACCACACAAGATGAATGTAGTACGAATGTCACTATAGTCGTTCTGTTTACCAGTACGATAATGAGAACGAGAGGTCCCGTCATATATGTCGCGTAACTCGGACATGATCTTATCCCGATTAGGGGCCTGGATCAAAGTGTCCGCGTCTTTGACGATGACGGTCTTACCCTTCATGTCAGGAATCAAGCTGTTGTCCTTCGAGGCTCTCCGACCATCCTGTTCCAGGTATCCTGAATGGAACCCAGTGAGAACACTCTTAGGCATACAGTATTCACGAGCTACTGACACGGCTTCTGCGAGTGTTGTCTTGCCGGACCCAGGTGGACCAATCACCTTGAGCCACAATTGATCTCCTAGCAGGTCAGTGCTAGTAATGACTGACAACATGACACACAAGGTGTCTCGTAATTGAGGACTAAAGTGGAGTACACTTGCGTAATCCTTACAGAGGTCCTCAAAGGTAGTTCGTTCGATAGGCTCCACGGTGGGAATATCCGTATGGCTATCAGAACTCGGCTTCTCCATTTCGATCTTGGTAGGGGCCGACTTGAGGAAGCTCACTACCTCACGAGGACCTTTATCCTTGATCAAGTCACGAATATCATAGCCGTGTGGGAGGTCGTTATTGTGACCGTACCCTGCCAGGTTCTTTGGGGAGGATACACCATCGTAGCCCCCGGATTGCTCAACATCGTCTGGTGGTTGACCCCATGCCAACACGCGGAGGCGACGAGGTCGCTTCCCGGTCTGGTTGACCATAGCTACGACACGAGTCATTCCATCCCAGCCAGGACGAACGCACTGACCCTTGACCAGACGTATACCACCGTCGGGTTTCTTGAGTGGGTGGTCGTTGTCGAATAGGAGGTCCACGTTACGACCAGGGAAATAGTTGAGCCAAGACTCCTGGAATGTACCAGCACCAGGGACACACAATACTCCGTGTGCCTCTAGCAGGACTCCAGGTGTACCGTTCTTGCAGGTGACGTAACGGTCTCCCTTCTTCTTGAGAGTCCCTAGCACACCATACAAGGCCATACCATCCCACGGTCCCTCACAGATACAGAGTTGCTTCTGCTTATCAGTGAGGAGGGGAGTACCGAACAGACCAATCTTGCAGGTTGGGGTACTGAGGAGTTTGGTGATGGTCTCACCGCTCTCAGGGTCAGTGAGTTCGGTGTATTTGTAGAGGTTAGAGATAGCGTTCTTCTCATTGAAGGTGGGGAGTAACCACTCTCCATTGAGCATAGAACGACAGACCCTAAATTCCTTGAGAACCCATACTGGGACATGACGATCCTCTGATAAGGACTCATAGTCGTCGTCAGTGGTCAAAGGTAGGCTCTCATTCAACAGCATCTGGAGGAAGCTATAGATATTGCCGCTGTTACTGCAACGCTTACATTGCCATTGACCAGTCTCGGCCTTGACAAAGAAGTGATTGCTTTTATCACAGAAGGGGCAATCGCCACGAACTTCCTTGACCTCACCTTTCTCCATTGGTTCCAGGTGTAGACCGTGGAACACGAAAGGTTTAATTTTCTCTGGACATTCAGACAATTTCATAAGGTATCCGAAAGAGGGTGTATTCCTAGGTAACGATACTAGGAGTTTATTAGGGTTAGTGACTATGGGGGAAGAGGTCGACTTTATCGATCTGTGGTGGTTTCTTCTTCTTAGATGTTGCTAGCCGTTCCTGAGTCTCCTCGGCTGGGTTGTGTTCTTTGGGGGAAGTATGGTCCTGCGAGGGTTTGAGGTGGGCCTCGTAGGGGTCGTCAAAGGAGGGGTCCATACGATCTTTGACCATAGCTTCTATCTGTTGGGTGGTTGCGATAGGAGTCGGTGTATAGCTCTCACTAGCTTCAAGGTCAGTAACCCACAGTGGGATGGTATGGCCTTGTAGTCCATTGTTCTGGTGGTTGATAGACTTGGCCTGGAGGATCAACCAACTCTCCACCAAGAACAAGTAGCGGCGGAGGTCACGGACCTGGGCTAATACGGTGTTATCGTCGGTCTCAGCATAGAGCGGGTTGGGGTGAGTAGAAGGGGTTATCTTATGTCCCACCTCAGCTATATCGTGAACTTGGAGAGTTTTAAGCTCTTTGCTGATAGGTTTGAAGATGTCGTAGTTGTGAGCCTCGCACATCTTCTCAAGGCGGTCCCATTTACGAGCCAACATCATAAAGGCTCCGACCCCTCCTCGCTTACGCCAAGAGGACCCGTAGGAATAGTCCTTCTGTTGGAGGTGCTGAGCATCAGCATTACCCAAGTTCACGACCTCCTGGAACTGAGGGTCCAAGGTAGACTGTAGTTGGGTGCCAGGGGGGAGGGGAACTATGGATGTTGGTTGAGGTTTGGGAAGTTCCAAAGGACATTCTCCATAGAGCTTTTGCATTTCATTGATGCAGCCTTGAGCAAATTCCTCTACAGGAACAGTTGCTTTGAGGTTGTGACAGATGTTGTGTAGTTCGTCTTTGGTAAATCGTCCCGCTTTAAGACGATCAGTCTCAGCCTGTAGTTGGGATTTTTCGTGTTCGAGCTTACTATTAGTCTCCTTCAATTCCTTAATCTCACGTTCCTGGGTCATAACCGCGGTGAGGAGGTCACGGATGATGTTTACACCCTTAGTTAGACTAGGCTGGATAGATATTGGCCAGTTGTGGCTGATGTACGGGGTGCAAACTGTAGTGCGTATGATAGGGGTGAGTTCCTGGCAGATACTAGCTGCGTCATTCAGGAGTTTATCGCGGTATTCCATAGTAATGTTCTCTACTTCGTAGTGGGTAAGGAGGTGGAGGTCAGGGTTGTATACAGACTTCAACTTGAGGACTGTAGGAGGATTGGTTTTGGGGTAGCGGTCCGATATCATCCTTCGTCTCGTGGTACGGGGTGATCATCTTGTCGGGGAGTAGGGTTGCTATGAACTGTAGGAGACGGTTCATTAGCTTGGGTGTTGGCTTGGACCTCTTTGGGGGAAGTAGGAGGATCGATAGGTCGGGTCTTGCGTGTCATCAAGTAGTTAGCCTCGCGGCGAGCCAACCATTGCTTACAAGCACGAGCCCAATCAGGACTACGGATCAAACTGGCATGATACAAAGCCATAGGATAGTTGCGATGCTTGTGGAAAGTCCAAGCATGGAGCATAGGCAGGAACACACTCTCCAAGAAAGGCTCCTGAAACAGTCCTGAAGTGGGTTTGGACCTCGTTCCTGACTTGAAGCTGGCGATAACGTCCATAGCAAGCTGGACCTCCTCCGTGAAGGTTATCGCATTCAGCACCAAGGGTAAAGGGGTGTACCCTGGTTGTTTGTAGTAGTCAGGAGTTGAATCCTTGAGCCAACTTACAGTGTCCTGCTTATCCTTGTAGAGGTGGAGGTTGTTAGTAAACTGGTAGTAGGTTCCGACCTGGACTGATCCATCAGGTAAGTGGTAGTCTACACAAGCGGCAATGTACTCCTGTAGGAACGACATATGAACGTAGTTAGCCCCAAGGGCTCCCCACAAGACATCATTACTACGGTTGCATACCGTCATGTTGAGCTTGTACTCTGTGAACTCCTTATCAGTGTGACGGATAGGCAGACCGTGGTACTGACCTTCCCGCCAGACACGATGAGGTTCTAACTCGAAGTAGATATGGGTGTTACAAGCTACATCCTTACAAGTAGGGTCAGTGACCACTTTGTGGAGGTCCAAAGGGTCCCACATAGACAGGACACACCTACGGGTGTTAGGTTGATCACTGAGTAGTTGGACTACATCTCGGAGTTGGTTGAGGGGTTGGTCACAATCGGCTTGGATGTAGCCACATTGATCAAATGGGGGACCACAGAATTGGGGATTACAATGGGGAGTGGCTAGGTTGTACCAACGATGACCATAAGCAGCATGGAATGTCTTACCATCGTCTGAGTAAGACTTCATATTGGAGTTGAACCAATCGAGAGTCTCTACGTCATTACGACCTGCGAGCATCCACAGAGCCTCGATGACATGGAAGAAAGGATTAGCATCCCTAGCTTCGTTCCATAGTACACGTTCTTTGGGAGAAGTGTACTCCAAGATGACAGGTCCGCGGATGGTGCGACAAGGTCCATTGCGAGTCTCAGTAATGACGGAGCGGATAGTACCCCAATCCATCTCCTGCATAACAGTGCGGAAAGCATCGTTGACGTTGCGGTAAGTGAGGTGCATAGGTTATGTTCCAGGGGGTGTGGGTTGTGGTTCCAGGGTGAGGTCAGAGGGTTAGGTGTTGTTCCAGAGTAACTAGGTGTTGAGTAACTAGGTGTTGTAAGAAACCAAGAGGGGTCCAGGTGTCAAGGACTAAGGAGGAACTGCGAATTTCCTCCATCCTGGACCCCTCAGATACCCTATGTAAATCAAGGGTAGGTTGTTAGCAAGGAGCAGCAGGTGAGATACACCTGAAACTCATCAGGCGACAGAGAATCAATATACGATCACGGTGTCGGGTGGGATAGCAGCCTCGGAACTAAGGATGGATACGTTCAAAACATGGTCGTGAGGAGATACCCGGATTTTATTACGGAATAGCTCCCTGATCTCGGGGAACCACTTAGTAGGGTCCCCTGGTTTAACGTATCCCTTGACCACGGTAGGTACAATGGTAGAGGTCTTAGCTGTGAGGACCTTAGCAATGATACCCTCACCATCCTTACGAGGTCTTATCAAGACGTATAGTTTCAACCGCTTCGAGGATTGCTGTACTGACCGGGTTGAGGACTGTACCCTTGGTCTTGGGGTTGTGGTTGGTTGGGGCTTTGGCTTGGGGCTGGGTTGAGGTTTGAGTTGGGACTGGGGTTGGGATTTGGGTTGGGTTGGTCTGGGACGAGGGGTTGGTCGCTTGCTTCCAAGACCTGTGCTGCTGTGATGCTTGTGTCGCCGCAGTCCAGACGCCATTGGTAAAACTCCCTAAGTGTCTTGAATTTGAGGGAAATAGCGATTGCTTCCTCGGAGACGGAATCAGGTCCACCACCAATTTTATAGGGGCAGGTGTCGATCATCGTATTGATGATCTTAATGATGTTGGGTGGAGTCCAAGTGGTAGGCTTCTGGACCTTACCTGCCTCATTGTGGACCAGGTATTTATTAGGGTTGGTGGTACTGACTTCAGCATACCAACCATCAGGGAGAGTAGCGATTTGATCAGTAGACCAGAGCTTCGCCATATTCGCCTCCTGGATAGCATCCCACACCTGGATGAGTGGGAGGCCATAAGCCAGGGCCTGACCGATGAGAACATAGATGAGATCTCCGATACTGTCTACGATCTCAGCCAAAGCTGCTCTGTACTCCATCTCAGCTACTTTGAGGTCGGCAGCTAGTGTAGAGGCATCAGGGATAGACTTGGGGAGGTCTTGGGGTACAGCTTTAGGGAGTTGCTCGATCTGACCCACACGTTCTATAGAATGGAGGTATCCTTGGAGGGTCTGCATACGCTTATAAGCGTTGATTGCCTTCACGATACCTAATAGGAGTTCAAAGAACTCCTCATAGTTGAGATTGTTACGAAGGTAGATCGTAGCAGGGGGTGGGAGGTGAGGGAACTGAGACATTGGATGACCGAAGGTCGCAGCGAACTTCATAACGTCTCCAATCATATCAGGGTGATGACCGACATGGATGCTCACTGGCATGACTTCGGCCTTGACATGACCCTTATGGGTCTTGTCGATTACATTAGCCCAACTGAAGGCAATGTCAGTACGTTCGATCAGCTTAGCAGAAGATAATCGATCACTATAGTCGAGGTCCTGGAGGGAAGAGACAGTAGCGGTACTAGCCAGATAACGAGTACCGAGGTCTTTGATATGGAGCAGTATAGCGTAGCAATACATGAGGTTCTTTTCGGGGTGTGTGGTAAAGGGTCGAACAGTTAGTCGTTGATCTGGCAAAAGTGGATATTGTAGAGCTTCATCAGGCGTAAGGTACTTGCCAGACCAATATCCTTATGACCATGATAGAAGCCCAATAGGTTAGAGTAGTTTATACCAGTCAGAGTACTGACCTTAACTACTGGCCGTTCATCCTCAACCAACAATTTATGGAGGTACTTGAGGATAGGGGTGTCAATGATCTCCAGCTTAGGAGTATCAACAGGTGGGACCTGGATTGTTATCTTCCCATCAGGAGCCACCGTCACCGGGGCTCTTTGGGAGAGATGAGGTCCCGACGGAGGGTCAGGAAGGATAGGGGGTGGGATGTCAATAGGGATGTCCACAGGGTTTACAACCTCCACGCGGTAATCACGAGGGACCATATAGGCCACTCCACTAGGGGATACGAGACGGTGTAAGGGAGGGGGTACGAGACGGTGCAAGGGGAGCCTCCGGTTGAGGGTTAGAGGTCTGAACGTGCAGGGTTTGGGTCCACAAGTTCTTGAGGGTGTTGTTGAGATCGTGTAGTTCCATAGTTATCAGAGCTAGCAGTAGCGTAACCGCTATTAGGCTGACACTGAGACTGAATGCAGAGGTAGCAATGGTGCTGCGTAGGCCACCGTAAGGGTCCGAGGGTGAGTTAGGGTATGGTCCGTTGTAAGGCATGGGAGGTTTCACAGGGGTAGTGGGAAAGTAGTAGTAGAGTCCGTTCATGGGGTATTTTAAGGTAATTGTGGGGGTATTCTAAGGTAATTGGGTGAGGACCTTTAGGTCGGTCTAGGAGGGTGTGAGTAGATAATAGTTGTGCCCCAGTTGGTGAACAGGGTAGGGTGGTTAGGTACCTTTGAACTTACGCTTAGACTGCTTTGGTACGTCGCCAGGACGATACTCGTCAGCAGACACGGGCTCATACAATCGCATATACTTATCGAACTCACAGAGGGAGTGTTCGATCTCTCGTAGTTCAAAAGGTAGGTCGAACAGCAGGTTAGGAGCAGCAGCGGCATCCTCGCAGTTGAGGGAGTGGTAAGGGACCTCACCATGAGGGGCATTGAGGAAGTTATGTTCCAAGAGGGCATTGGTTGTCTTCGAGTATACATGCTGTAATTCGGACACCCAATCATAAGTCCCTCTGGCGAATGAGATCGGACGACCGTACAAACGGTTCAGACCTCGCATTGCACCAGGACCTGCATTGGCCCAAGCGTTGACATCGGACCACTTTTCTCCGATATGGGTGAAGCGGAGATCGCATACTAACTCGTAAGCGGTGAAGTTACCGATACCAGGGAAGGAGGTTAAGAACTGGTGAGCTTTCTCCATCGTGGTGTGGTGGGATACGAGGGCTTCATAGATCGAGTTACGAGCTTCCCACATCTCACCAATAGAACCTGCGATGCTATCCAGCTTGGAGAGTCCCTCTGCGGAGGACACTACATAGGCTGAGGTGAATACAGGCTTGAGCTTCGATAGGATACTCATCGCTTTAGTTGTGTCCCAGTTGGTGAACAGGCCCAAGGGGAGGTGTTCTGCTTGGGAGGGTTGAGCAGACTTCTTTGGGGAAGAACCCTTAGCGATAGCTCCGGCCTTAGCGATACCCTTCTTAGCAGCCTTGCTCAGAGTCTTACGCATATCTGCGACTTGGGGACCTACGACTGCCAGGAAAGGATCAGCAGGAGTACGAACAGCGGATTTGATACGAGCCTTAGTGGTCTCGGCATCTGTACTATCGTAAGCATGGAGTAGAGCCTCGCCGGTAGGGATGTAATTGAACCAGCGAAAGATGATCGTAGCCATTAGTACCTCGCGGTACGGAGCCAATGGTTGCCGGAGTTTATTACGGAACCACTGGGTTGTCTTATCGAGTTCTCGGAAAGGATTGCAGAAGAAGTTGTTCTGCAAGATCGGGTCCTTTGTCCAAGGCTTCGGAGAATTGTTGACCTCTCGGTTTAGATAGATTTGGTGACGCTCCTGAATCCAGTAGAGGAACTTCTCGAACTGAGCAGGGATGATTGACTGGTTAGCAGGAGGATTGTACTGGGTACGAGGGGCTCGTTCGGAGGTCGTGCTTGAACCGTAAGTGATCTGTAGGGCAGGTTTGGCTTGCTTAGGGGGAGTGATCTCATCTCCCCACTCACCCTCAAATTCCTCGATGGGAGCAGTGACCTTGAAACAAGCTCCGTTGTTGGAGTTAGGGACCTCTTTGTAGAAACATCCAACGAGGTGAGCTTGGGATTTACCATCGGTGTATTCCACTAAGATGGGATTCCAAGGAGCATCGGTGGAGGTGCGGAACCAATACCAACCAGGGGAGCCAGGCAGTACAGTACGGATTGTCTTGATTTGGAGGGGCATAGGAGTTCTGGGGTTGAGGGGTTAGGTCGAGAGTGGGGGATTGATAGAGAGTTAGGTGCCTTGGTATAGACGCTTTAGTTGACCGTCCTGTAGACGGGCTCGTTCGTATTTATCGAACTCGCACAAAGAATGTTCGATCTCTCGCATCTCGATATTGGGGTAGGGGTATAAGCCGGACTTGATCCAAGAGGACCTAGGTTCCTTTGGGGAGGATACAGAGGGAATAGGAGGACCAGCCATAACTCGGAAGTCCAGTTTGGCTCGGTCCCAGAGTTGGAGCATCAGTTCCTTGTAGTTGCGAGGGAGAGGTCCCTCGGCAGGGAGACCACGGAGACGACGTAAACCACGAGTAGCTCCTGGTCCCATATTGGCCCAAGTGTTGATGTCAGGGGCCTGGTCCAAGAGAGGAGTGAAGCGTAAGTCACTCACAATCTCGTAAGCCATGAAGTCTCCCAGGTAGGGGTAGCAACAGAGTTTTTGATGAGCTTCCTCCAGACTACGTTGGGTGTTGGTGAACCAGTTGGTGAGAGCGGTCAAGTCGAGCCATACGTTGTTGACGGCCCAACAGATTGCTTCGATCTTATCGTAGACCCCCTTGGATGATCGTTTGGGGACGATTCGATTATCAGGAAAGTGGAGTCTTTGTTCACCGACAGGACCGTCTGTGTATCCTAGGGTGAAAGGGATGTTACGACGGTCAGGAGACTTGATAATATAGGCTCCTGTAAAGATTTTGTGACCGTACTGTTGGTGGATAGTGAGACGATTGATAGCTCGTATCATATCCCAGTGGTACAATAGGTTATTCCGATTGGCGGCAAAAGCCTTGATGTCCTTTGGGGAGGATGACAGGTTGCTCAAGGCCCGGCCTAGTAGGAGTTGTCCGGTGGGTATAAAGTTAAACCACCGGAAAGCGATAGTAGCGAACAAGACACGAGACAGACTGAGGGAGGGAGCAGAGGGAAACTTGTTGGGTGGGGAGGGATTGTAGTGGGGTGGAGTAGTGTAAGGGATACGGATGTTCTCTCGATACCACGCTGTTGTCTTATCGTTCTCTCGGAAAGGGTTGGTGAAGAAGTATGACTGGAGAACCTTGTCAGTGGTCCAGGGTTTAGGTAAACCAGCCTGGCGTTTGAGATGGATACGGTGTCGTTCCATCATCCAGTAGATGAATCGAGCAGTAGGATTGTCCAGGGGAATGGTTTGGGGATTGTCCTGGGTTTGGTTTTCGGTTTTTATTGGCATTGGTTGTTACGAGGTCTGTGTTGGTAGTTAGGTTTGGTGTCTTGTATGTTCTTTTCCCAAAGGATTTCAAAGCCAATGGTAAAAGTTAGGTTTTTATTACGGGTTTAACTAGGGGTACAATGGACCTCACTAGACGGTTCCTGATAGTTGACAAGGAGGGTTTAGGCGGCCAAGCTCCAGTCTTTGATACGTTCGCCTTTAGCCCAGTTGTCAGGATGACGCTCAACATCCACAGGGGTAGGGATACCAATGTCGTTCCCTGATAACTCCATTAGCTTCTTGCAATGGTAAGCGTAGGAGAGGTTCTTGGTTCCTGCGGCGGTTGGGAAGTCGTAATCCAGTTCGTCGTGGATGGTCATGATAAGGTGATGATCCTTGAGGGTTTGGAGATACTCCGCTACTCGGATCATAGCGTTGATCATACACCAACCAGCAGTACCCTGGACAAAGTAGTTGACAGCACAGTGGGGTTTCTTCTCTGGGACTTGGAGACGATAGCCACCAAGGGTTGTAATGTATCCCTTCTTACGAGCTTCCTCATCCTTAGCTCGCATAAACTTATCGATGAGGGGGAGCTTCTTACGAATGATGTCATAGGCACCGTCAACGTGGTAGGTTGCATTGGCTTTCTTAACACCTGCTCCGTAGATGAGTGCGAAGTTACCATTCTTGACCCATTGGTACAGAGTGGATTCGTACTTGTCTTTGAACTCCTCTCCTGTCTTGAGGCACTCGGCATATTCTTTGGGATGAAGCACCTCCGCGAAAATCAAGTGTACGCTGAACCCAGACTCGAAAGCCTCGATCAGACGCTTGTCACCTGATTCGTATGCGAAGATACGCATCTCGATATTTGAGTAATCCATAGCCCACCATTCACGACCAGGCATAGGACCAAATATCTGTCTGAGGTTTGCTTTCTCCTTCTTGCTGATGTTCTGGGCATTAGGGTTGCTGGATGAGAATCGGGTGGTCGCTGTACCACTGATGTTGAACCCAGGATGGAGTTCCCACCAGCGTATCTTATTTGCTCGACAAGCAAACTTCTCATAGGACTCCATATAGCTCAAGGCAGTTTCATAGCCACGAGCATCTAGGAGGTTCTCCAAAAAGCGTAAGGCTGCTGAACCTGGAGCAGCCTTATGTACGAGGTCGTTTAGGACTTCTTTATCAGTAGAGAAGTTTTGACCGCTTTTGGTTTTCTTCCCAGGAGGGAGTTTATACTTATCGAATAGGATACTTCGCAGCTGACCTGGACTGTTGAGGCTCTTCTCGGTATGTCCAGGACCTGCCAATTTGAGACAGGTCTGCTTAGCTTTGGTACAGCGTTGGTGGAAGTCCTGCTGCACTGGCTCCAATTTTTGGGAAGAGAACGTCATGCCCCGTGATTCCATCTTGTAAGTGATGGGTAACAGGAGACGGCGACGTTCATAGAGGTGGTATAAACCTTCTTCCTCCATAGCCTCTTTCATTAGGAGCCAGAGACCGATTGTACGTTCAACATCTTGGATGTTGTACTTTCGGCAGACTGTCCACCAAGGATGATCCTTTGGGTAGTTACAGTATTTTGCGACTGCTCTAGGCAGCCACATGTCTGCGACCCACCAGCCCTCATTCTGTTTAGGTTTCCAAGCAGGGAAGTGAGGGTCTCCTTCTGAGGCAATACGCCACTTCATCTTACGCCCAAAGCGACGAGCAGCATTCACAGCCTCTTGGAGGTCCTTTTGGTCATCATCATTGATGTCCAGATGTTGCAGGGCCAAATCCTTGAGTTTGTGAGATGCTGCGGAAGCTAGGGTATGACTAGCGAGGTGAGTGTCCTGGGTATGTTCCCACGACGGGATAGGGAGCCCTATGGACTCCCCTGCTCGATAATCAAATTTAGTGTTGTGTAAGACAAAGTGGTTGGAGTTGAGGAACTTTCCCAGTTCCTTTTCCTCCGAATTAGGAATGATGGGTTCCCTGGTTAGAGGATTTACGTCCCATTCCCAGGTGAGGACGTCTCCGTCGGTGGAGCAGGCAGAATAGAGGAATGGCTTACATCCATGATAGAAATCTGTTCCTGTGGTTTCGGTGTCGAGACTCCACAAGATTCCAGGGGGCTTGCTGTACTTGAGATTGTAATTGGCGTTGACCTTCGACCGTACTTTGGATGTAGTCGATACGCTTCGGGGAGTTGGACGGGAGTTTCGTGTTGAGCGGGGGCGAGGTGTTGATACGGCTTGTCGTCGCATGTAGTCACAGATTCAATAGAGATGATGGCAGTTACTGTGGGACCAAGAGACTTACCATAGGTCTTAGACACAGGGTCGAAGACTTGGAAGGGGATCAGGTGTAGGAAGTCACCATCAATTCCTCTTGCGTCGAGACCTTTTTTTACGCAAGGGTCGTACCCCTTCACGACTCCCTTTACCTGATTGCCGAAATGAACGTCCACGCCTTCGACTGTCTTGCCGAACAGGTCCAGGCACTCTTGTTTGCGGGAAAGCATTTGATTCCTCACTGAGGTCGAAACGGTAATTAGCAGCAATATGTTCTGCTGCTTTAGTCCCTAGACCGAATAGCCTAGGGATAGTACCAGGACTATTGAAGCCAGCATCTATCTGTGACTTGATGTCATAGAAGTTACCAGACACAACAAAGAACGGGTACGGTATGAGATTAGTAAAGTATTTGAGAAAGTTCAAATACTCCACAGAGGTACGATTTGGTTTGATTTCCAAGATGTATAAGTACCGCTTACCATTCAACATCAATTCTACTAGGAAGTCTGGAGTGTAAGTCCAGCCAGTAGCTCTGTTGTAGAAAGTCTGTGGTTCATACTTCCAGGAATAGACATCAGGACAATGATCAAGAAAGATTGCCCAACGAGCCTCCAGACGGGACTTGAACCTTACACCTTTATACGTTGTCGGTTTAGGACTCACTGGGGGCATGGGCTTAGCTTTCTTTGGGGGAGATAATCAATCGCCGTGGGTAGAGGGGTCGTTGACTCGACGAATGGCTTCGACTTCCAAATGGTACTCTTGTTTGGCCTGTTCACAAGTCTTGTCAGGACCATGTTGATAGCCACAACTGTGGTATCCGGCTCGTAGCGTATGGGCTGCTTTGATCTGCCGTCCTGCCAACGAGGGGGTGTGACCGTTCTCGCGTTGCATGGCGTCGTAGACCTCGCGACGGTGAACGGGTATGTCGGAGGGAGCAGCGATACCAAGGCGTACCTTGTCACCTCGGATGTCCACAACGGTGATGACAATGTTGTCACCAACCACGATCGACTCATCAATATGACGGGACAGAACTAGCATGGGCGGGGGGTCCTTAAAAGAGGATTTTAACAGAGGGGCTGGAAGGAATCGAACCTTCGCGGGTGGACTGGAGAATGTAACGAACTTAGTCCACTGGTCACCATCAGACCATCAGCCCCAAGAAACCCAGGACCCTGCGGGGAAGGTCCTGGGTGAGGATTGCTTGGGGAAAAGCAATCCTGCTCTATTCGGGAGCAGTCTCAAGGTCACTCCACTCGACTTCCTCGAAGGTTGTGTCCTCATCGTCTTCGACGTGGATGTCAACCGTTTGGTCCTTCTTACGGACCTTATCCACGACTACAGCGACGGTCTTTTTCTTCTTCCCGTCTTTGTAGGTGTAGCCGTAGACCTCGCCCTTAGCGGGCTCCCAGTCTCCACCATCATCATCTTCGGTGGGTTCATCAGGTTCTGGCTCAGCTTCCTTCTTATTGTTCTTCTTGTCTGACTTCTTGTTCGACTTCTTGTCGTCCTGGTTGTCGAAATCTTCAGCCGGGCCTTGGATGTAGACACGCACCTGCTTCTTTTTCCCAGACTCAGCTGTGTTGAAGTAGAAGTGCTTTTCCTCATCGACGGCGGACTTGATGAGTTCTTCGAGGTCATCGATGTCAGCTTCATCGAGACCTTCGACGCCTAGGAGCTTGAGGTCCGAGATGAGTCGTTCCAAGCACTCTTCCGCGGTAGCCCATTCGGAGTCGTTGATGAAGTGAGTGACAGTTGCCTTACGACCCTCATGATCTTCAGGTTCGACGACTGTCCCAGTCAGAGCGAAGTACGGATCACCGTTCTGGGTTTCGTCGATCTTGTAGCTGGAGAGCTTGGCGACGCCATTACGGATACCAGGGGGGAGAGATTGACCACGAGCCTGGGCTTCAGTCTTACGAGACTTGTTCCAGGACTTTCCAACAGTCCGCTTGAACTTAGCAAGAACGGACGACTTTGTCTTTTCGGCCATGATGTCTTTCAGTTGAGATGGAAGTACGAGATTAGAGACCAGCAGCCTTACGGAAAGCTGCCTCAAAGTTTTCGTATGCCTCCTTGCCGGAGCATCCTGCTTCGATGTACTGGGGCAGACCATACCGATTCTTAGCATCCGCTGCGGGAGTCCAAGAGGTCACAATTTGACGTTCACCATCCTTGGCTTTCGTTTTGAGACCTTTCTTTTCGGTGCTGACACAGTAGTTGTAGAACAGTAGGGATTGAGCCCAACGATGGATAGCTTGCCAAGTCTCCTTATCAAGATAGGGAATGAATCGGTCGTAGTCAGGACCTTCGGGATTGTTGTAGGGTTTGACCTGGGCGTGAGCCAGGAGAATGACATTGATACCGGCCTCTCGAACGGCATCGAGTAGGTCAATGTAGTCTGACCAATCGAACTTCGCTGCCTGCTTAGGACCTTGTCCATAGGCGTAGAAGCCCTCTTTGGTCAGATCACCATTGTAGTGTTCGTTGCAATGGTGGTGAAAGCAGAGCTTCTCGAAGCCTGTGAGAGAATCTTCCACAAGGGTCTCACACTCCAGCTTACCAGAAGCTACTTTCTCTAACATACGGAGATGGTCTTTATGATCAATGACCTTCTCCTTGAACATGGGTTCTGGGACCTTCCTGAAAGCTAGGAGGTCCACAATGCCAGGTTCCTGTGGGTCATACAAGAACCCGGCATTAGGGAAGTGAGCGGCAAGCTCTGTCTTGCCTACGCCAGATGGTCCATAAATGACCATACCTAGGGCTGTAATCCCTAAGTAGCCAGGACTATCAGACGTTGGCTTCGGCGATGATTTCTTCGACGAACTGTTGGACGGTGTCGTCCGAGAAGGTTGAGGGGGAGAGCGTTTCGGGGACGGTGACTGTTTCTGAGGTTTCGGCATGGGTTTCGGGAGTGGGAGGAGTGTGACGTAGTCCGACAATATCGTAAGAGTTAGCGATGGATTCACCTTCTACGACCTTGGGGATTTGAATTTCCAAGGTCAAGGTATGGATACCAGGGGTGGACATAAGGTCGATCTGGGTTGCAATATCTTCAATCCAGTTGAACATCTTACCGTCCACAATGCCGATGTGAGCATCAGGAACTTGGGTCTTGAAGGTCTTGAACTCATTCCAGAAGACTAGAATCTGTCGGAGGTCTTTATGGTCCAACAGTTGATGGAGACATTTCAGTTGGGTCTCAATGGACTGACTGATTTCCAAATAGAGGCTGACATGATTAGCACGCTCATCAGCGTCAGCTTCCAGGTTGTCCAGGATACGCTCCAAGACTTTTAGGAGTTTTTTACGTTTCATAGTGGTCGTTGGGTTCGTAGGTGTATTGGGCTTGGATGTCAGGTGTACCAATATGGAATGCTACTCCGTTCTTAGCCAGAAGCTCCTGCATCTTGATGAGGGTGGTGAGGGGGGAATTGATGACCCATTGGGCTATGGCTTCAACAGGCAATTTGTCGAGGTCATAGTTGACATGGATGGGGGATTGACAGGTTGGGCATTGAGTGGGGACTTGCATTACTCTACCTTTTGGAGTTCTGGGAAGAGGGTTGTTGCTTTATGCAGCCCCTTCTTGCTGTTGGATGTCAGGAGGTCAAAGTAAGAACCACGACGACCACTAGCAAGTGAATTGTAGACTCCCCAAGGTGATTGCCAATGGAAGGTGTTACGCACCTCCTCTTGGTCTGGGAACTCATGCCATTTCATCTCACCATAGGTTCTGGGTCGCCAGGGATCAAATGGGTCTGGTTGAATCCATTCCCACCAGTCCATCAGTTGTTCAAGCAGCGGGTCAAAAACTCGGTTCTTGAACGTGTCGATCTCTTCTTCCGTGATGTTGATCTCCCAGCGATGAAAGTAGCTGGAGTCTCTTTTGGCCTTACCATCAGAAGTAAAGGAATCTTCACGGATGTTCTGGGCCAGCCGGTCGAAGAACTGAGTCTCTGTTTCCGTCTTACGTTGACGGATAGCATACATGTCCGAAAGAGGACGTTTTACCACGTTATAGAGAACCCCTTGGAAGGTAGGAGCTTTCTTCATCTGAGGGACCTTCATCTGACCTTCATCAGTCTGAAAGTAGTGTTCCCCCTTCTTCTCTACGATAGATAGCCGCATGGCGATCTGGTAGAGCATGGTTTGTAAATCTTGGTCGAGAGTCTTTTGGAGTCCCTCAAGGTCCATCTTATTTTTGGACTTATTCTCTTGGAGTAGGAGTTGTCCTGTCTTGAGGATACCGAAGATTGCATCGAACTTCCCCCGGAGCTTTAACCAACGACCAGAGGGTAAAACGTATTTTACCGAGAAAGATTTCTCTTCCAGGATTGGAGTACGTTGAACCTCATGTTGGTGTTGCTTCCAGTATTCGATGTAGATCGGGAACGTGGTCTTACAGACCATGTACCACTTACGAGTCTCCTCCTCTTGGTTAGGGTAGTTAGCTCGCCAACGAGCATACATTTGTCGCATGACTCGTTCGTAATCTCGTTTGCGACTAAATGCTTCCTCAGCCTCATGCCACATGTTGCCATACTCGATGGCATCTAAGAAGCCTTCATCCTCAACCAATCCCTCAATGACCTTGAGACGGAAGCGTTCCCTACACTCAATAAATCGAGATAGCAGAGAGAACGTGATGCCATCTTCTTGAGGTCCACGCCACAGGGGCGTCTGCTTCTTTGGGGGAGATGAGGCCCGGCGAGGATTGCGGTAGGAGCGGGTAGACACCATTCTAGGACTCCAAGGCTCGGATGTGTTGGGTGAGAGTGAGGACGCTACGCTTGAAGTCTAGTTCCTGGGCAGAGGGGTTGTCTCTGTGCAGGATATTGGCGGGGTGGATCAGGCTCGCTTCCCGGATTTTATTGTTTATGCCGGTGTTACGAGGTAGGTTCCTGCGGGCAAGGTCTCCCAAGGTGACGATCAGTTTAGGTCGAGCCAAGCGGATCAGTTCAATCAAGTGGGGTTGGCACTTCTGAATCTCATCCTTGGTAGGTTGACGGGTCTCACCAGAACTAAGCTCGACCTCCACCTTTGGCCAACAACCGACGAGGTTGACTAGAGCGTAGGTGAAGGGTTTGCCCAGGTTGGTGACGACCTCAGCAATGATCTCATCGAATAGCTTACCGGCAGGTCCGATGAAGGGCTTGCCGAGACTATCCTCTGATTCACCGGGGGCCTCACCAATAAACAATACCGTGCAGGGTAGAGTTCCCCTGGCATGGACAACTCGACGACGGGACTCATGGAGAGGACAGCGTGTGCATTTGTTCCAATGATCTTGGAGCAAGGCATAGCTTGACCTCACCGGAGGCGATAAGGTTAGGCTCATCGTTTGCGGGGTTGAGGTGGTTTTTTGCGAGGGCGATAGTTAGGGTCCATCTTCTTATCCGACTTGACTCGTTTCCACGCCTTACGGTTTTCAGGTCGTTCAATGACCTCGAATCCATGTAAGTTTGCGTATATGCGTAGAAACTCTGGCAAGTCGTTAGAGTGGAGACACAAGAGTATTCCAGGCAAGTTCTTCTCTTGCAGAGCTATGACTGGAATGCGGGGAGATTTACCTTTCGCAGCACGAACCTTAGATTCCTTGCTGCACTTTTCTCTACATTCCCTGTAGAGACGCATTATCGGGATGTACTTGGAGTATTTGGACTCTAGGTACAATTCCTCATGCCGAGCATCATCGCCCTCTCCCTCTCCAGAGTTGGAGCCAGAGAGAGGGCGACGGTTGGCGGCGAAGAAAGCAGCAACTCTACGTTCTGCTTCCTTCCATTGATTACTAGACACGCTTTAGAGGCTGAGGTTTTCGGCGTCGTGGTGGAGGAGCCACAACCTGTGGAGCCCTAAGAGCAGCGATCTGCTTTCCTAGGGGAGAGTTACTGCGAGGTCGCCCTTTCATCTTCTTGAGAATGTCATCAGGCATTCCCATCTTGGACCCCTCATTGCAGACGTCACAGACTTTCTGATGCGTCACGACCGAAGTGGTGTGGAGCATCAGTTCAACCGTTTGGAGGTTGAGCCTGTGAGGCTTTACTGGGGAAGGTTTGAAGACAGGTACTTCTTTGGTGCCTAGGTTGACCTCTCGCAGGTATTGCTTGGCTCCAGGGGGTGTGGCTCGTCCACAGCATTCGCACCGAAATGACATCAGATCATCCTTTCTGTTTGTTGGTCTTAGGGCAGTTCCGGCCCTTGCGATTCTTTGGGGAGAGTACAGCTTCCACGACGAGAGCATTGGCCTCGACATGGACTGTCACGGACTCCAGCGTTGATCCTTGCTGGCGTTTCTTCGTGACTGTTCTACGGATAAGACGAGCCATCGAGTTGATCTCGCAATGGAAGTCTTCACCTTGGGTTAATCGACGCTTGCGGCCATCCAGCCACTCATCCCAAGGGTACTGAGGTTTCCGACCAACCGTGGGCGGGTCGTAAGACTGGAGTATCTCGGCCAGTGTTACTATATCCTTATATTAGAGGTTTGTAAAAAGTCGTAGTTGAGAGTGTGCTACATCATGTAGGCAAGCCTTTATGTCCAGGAGAGTTGCACGTTCTTGACTTGGAGTATAGTAGGCTCTCCCTGCCCAGGTGAACGTGGGTCCTAGTGGACGTTGTGTGTGGGTTGCTGTGTTTGACCTCTCAACTACGACTCGTTCTCAACGAATGTATGTCTCTCGTAGGCATTACTTCATACGCAGTCTCCTTCCTACAGTGTTATTGATGTCTGGGGGTGCTAGGCACCACTTTGACCTCTTGGGTCTTACATCTTGTTGCAGCGTGCTAGGTGGCTTGTCCAGTTTGATCACGAGTACAAAGTCAAACCGAACTGGCTACCTGGGCACCTACAACCGACAAGTGAAATATAGGCTAGATAGGACTCTTGGTGCAAGGGATTTTAGGAATTTTCCTAAGTGTATGGGGCATAAGGGGTTATGGCAATTCCGGGTTCGTTCTAGGGCAGAATAGGGGGCTAAATGGGGCTTAGCGAGCGGGCAGCGGCGGAAATTAACCGAAAGGGGGGTAAAATGGGGTATACTATTATATTGGCCTAATAGGGGGCTAAATGGCGGCACCTCTAGTGTTGCGTCGCAGCGGGTTTTAGTATAGTATTAACGTATGGCCGGTTTAGGTAGACCCCACTAACCTAGAGTCTGGGAGAGTGGACCTGTGACCTCAATGATGGGGCTGGGTGGCCAAGGAACCTCTAAGAGGTCGTACCACTTAGGGGCGGAAGGGTGTAAGAGGTGGAAGGGAGGTCCAGATGGTGATGGTTGTGTCAACTGCGGGACTGGAAGGGTCATTCAGGGAGATTGCTCTGGCAGGAGCAGTCGGGGTGGCTGGGACCAGGGAGGAGGCGGGATTTCATTTCGATGATCTGCTTGAAGATTTCGAGGTGATGCCTCTCCCTGTCAAGAAGGTTCCGAAGAAGACAATCACAAGAAAGGAGGGTCGAGAGCCAGTGATCAGAAACACTAGCCCGTCGCGACAGAAACGAAAGTGAGGTCGCAAAGGTTAGTGGTCCCTAGGACCGATGGCCAGGTGTTCTAGGGATGTTGAGGTCAATAACGGTAGCTACCCTTGCTAGTTACCGTTCGGGCAGAGAAGAGGCATTTTGCTCTACTGTATGAGAAGCAGTAGGACAACTGGAAGTGAGGTCCCAAACTAAATAAGCTAGGATGGTCCTAGCAGTACAAGTGAGGACGAGTTTACCTAACCCCCGTTTTCAGGAGTTTATTAGCGATGGCTACTGCAACTAAGAATCGTCCGGCTCCCCGTAAGGTTACGCCGAAAGAGGTCAAGCGGGAAACTCCCACCCAACGCAAGAAGCGGTTGGTCCAGGAGGAACGCCAGCGTCAGTTCGAGTTGGTTCACAACAAGGTCCATGTCAAGCTGTATCCAGAGGATAAGCCCATGACCGTGGAGATTGCCAAGGAGCTTCTTGGCTGGGAAGAGGAGCCAGAGGGTGTGGAGTGGTCAGCGGATGAGGCAATGGGGACTGGCTTCAATAAGAAGAAGTTCAAGTGTCTCAAGAATCCAACCAATCGACCATTCCGCATCAGCTTTGCTCGGAGGTACGCCAGCGAATTCATTCGTGGCAAGTGGAAGATGAATGGTGAGACGATCATCATCGACAAGTACGACTGCATCCAATCAGGACAGCATCGATTGGTCGGTTTGATCTTGGCAGAGCAACTCCGCATTGCCAACCCAGAGAAGTGGGCCAATGACTATGGCCTGGTGGATGAGGTCACAGCCCCTATGATCGTCGTGTACGGCATCGAGGCTGAGGCTGATACGGTGGACACATTGGACATCGGCCAGAAGCGTTCTTTGGGGGATGTGTTCTATCGTGACAAGAGGTTTGAAGGGGACACGGTGGACAAGAAGAAGCTCCAGCAGTTGTCCAACATCCTCGCCGGAGCAGTACGCTTGGTCTGGATTCGGTCTGGTGGGAAGAAGGTCAGCGATGCTAAACACTTTCCCCATTCTGAAGGTCTGGAGTTCTTGGAGAACCATCCTCAGATCAAGCAGGCTGTGGAGTATATCGACCTGGAGAGCAAGAAGGGCTCCAGCAAGTATATCCAGCCAGCCTACGCTGCGGCCCTCTTGTACCTGATGGCTGCGAGTGGTACGGACCCAGACGCCTATGAAGAGGAAGGTGCTGGGGCTGTAGACATGAGCAACTGGAAAACGGCTTGTGAGTTCTGGTCGCTGTTCTACAGCGGGAACTTGAAGTCGGATGATCCAATCCAATGCTGCAAGGACATCATTGGGGACATCGAAGCTGCGAGTGGTTCTGCTCGGGATGAGATCGTCAACACTGTGGTCAAGGCGTACAACATGTGGGTCGATGGTAAGAAGACCTCGACCTCCAAGTTACGTTTGGAGCGGAACGATGAGTACAAGGTGATTGAAGAACATCGCCTTGGTGGACTGGATGTTGAGCGTTCTTCCCAGGATGAGGAGGACGATGAGGTCGAAGACAAGCCGGTAAAGGCCAAGAGGTCAATCGGCAAGGGGACCAAGGGCTCCAAGAAGGGGAAGAAATGGGCTGTTGGAGACACGGCCTGGGTCACAGAATTGGCCGATGAGTATTGGTTTGGGGAGATCGTGAACGTGGCTGATGATAAGAAGCACGTTACCCTGCGTAGCCACTCTGACGATCAAGAGTGGGAGACCACAATGGAACACCTCGTGCTGGAGCATCCGTAACATGGAGATACTAGGACTGTTTTGCTGTGGAGGTTTCTTAATTCTTTTGGGATTGTCTCTACTGCCTAGCTGGCTCCGACCGTTTTAATCGAGCCCCCTAGATGTGGGGTTAGATCGCCCTAACCGCCTTAACCCCTTAGCGGGTAAGGGGTTAGGGCTATTTTGTTAGATCAGCAAAAAAGAGCGATCTTAGGGCTTGCTTAGAGCGGCCCGGTAGGCGATATTAGTAGTAGCTAGTTAGGCGAGAGCGGTCCTCCGAGACCCCGCCCGCCCCTCCAAGGGCTAATAACCGGCTCCTGGGTCTTGAATCCAGTTTCGCTCTTTGACAACTTGATTACTGTCGGATAGTGCGTCGCCCGCTACTAGCCTAGTAGGGTAAGTACGTGAGGTCCAGGGTGTACGGGTTCTAGTAGATACGGTTCTACTAGGACGTCCAGAGCTAAGTAAGGAGGGGAGCAAGTCTCCCGCAAGCAGTCGCAAGGCTGGCCTCCCCAGGAAGTAAACTGGCAAACTGGAAGCAACGGAAACACAGCCCAGATGTGGGGCCTGAAAGGTAAGGGGACTAGAGCTATCAACTTTGCTTAGGGGTTGTGGACCGAATCAGGAGGATGAGATTCCGCTAGGCAAACCTATCGAGGGGTATGGGAGAAACCATGTAACAACGAGAATTAGACACCGGGGGTGTGAGACCGGAGTGTGATGTCTAAGTTGGTCGGTTTGGCGGGCGTAAAGCCCCGCTATACGTTAATACTATACGCTGCCCCCTAACGGGCTGTAGAGCGTTCTACAGACCTAGGGGGTTTCTTTGGGGGAGATAGCCCCCGTAATCAAGGAGTCAGTCATGGCTAAGAAGGCATCTGGAGGTTATCCCCTCCCGTCTAAGTGGAACATCCACGATAAGAGTGAGGCTAAGGCCGAGCGTGACGGTCTGGAGATTGGGGTGGCCAATGGCCTCAACCTCACTAAGTTTCTCAACGAGTTGTTCTACAACAACTTCGAGAACCAGATGACGGATGAGGAGTTGGACGCTGCTATGCGGGCTGAGTTCCCGAAGCGGACCAAGTTCCAGAAGATTTCCGCTTATCGGAGCTATTACAACAACAACCTCCACGGCCACGGTCAGGGGGATGTTCTGGAAGGCGAGTATCGCTTGCCTGCCTTCCGCCCGGTAAAGGATGTTCCGCCGCCGAAGGCGAAGAAGGAGTCCAAGGAAGAGAAGACGGTCAAGACTAAGGCTCCGCCTCGCAAGGCGAAGAAGTAGTCAACTCGGTAGTAGAATGAGACCCAGAGGTACACGTGGCCTCTGGGTCCTTTCTTTTCTCAACATCTTTATGGAGAATGTTTCAGATGATCAAGTCGCAACCTTCCCTGTTTGAAGTCCTGAACAAGGCTCGTGAAGAGATGACAGAACATCTTCAGCTGCGGCACCAGGGGGATACGAGTCGCTGCCCTAACTACGTCAACTGGAAGTCGTGCTTTACAGAAGGGGATTGGCGTCGCTTGAACCTTTCTGTCCAGGAGGCATTGCAGGACCTCGGGAAGCACCTCAACGATCACAACAAGGAGCAGATCACATATATGATGTCGCAGGCTGATAGCCTGTCGTACTTTGAAGGTGACATCTTGATGGAGTTCATTGCGGACTTCAAGCGGATGGTTGACGTCACGAAAGGGCTGGAAGAGGGGCTGGAGCAAGTCTTCCGTAAGGCTTTCGGCAACCAATAAATAGTCAGGAGGACGGGTCACTCGGAGTCCTAAGCTCTACCGTACCGAGTATTTTGAACGCCTACGGTAGTTTTTCTCAACTCGAACAATCTGGAGAATCGAAGTATGAAGACATTTTCTTACTCGATGTTGGGTACTCGCACGAATGAAGAGGGAAAGATGGAGATTTCCCATATTGCGGGAATTACTCGCGCTCCATCGGAAGAGGAACTTCGCAAGATTCTTTTGCGGGATACTTTACCAAGTTGGAATTTCTCTTTCCTCATTACGGAAGTTTGTGAGGAAAATTTGACTTGTACGAACTGTGCTGGACATCACGCGGTTGAGGGCTGTCCGAATCCGAATGAGGGGACGATAGGTATCGTACTCTGGCCACCGCATCCGAGTCCAGAGAGTTGGTACACGGACACTCCGAATGAAGGGTTCATTTGGTCTCCCACAGATAGTGGCTGGGAACTTTCGGATGTCTATGCAGACTATCACGGGTGCATCCTATGGACGTCTACGGAAGGGTATGAGATACCTCCCTATTTGGGATCGCGAATCCAAGAGACCTATTGGGATTCGTTCAAGCCTACTCCTGAGTATAAGGCTGCCTGTGCCTTAGTGGAAGAGGTTTTACCTAGCTGTAAGACGGTAGAAGAAGTGGAAGTGAGGTTCATCCAGACGCTCAAGGAGATGGGGTGGCGGGAGATCGAGGCTGATCACGGGGATAGTGATCGAATGTACAAGTGGAAGGAAGAGCCTGAAGGTTGGGTCTATCCTGAAAACCCGACAGAAGAGAAGGAAGAAGAGTAACCCTAGGAGTTTATTAACCCATTTCATAACCAACACCTATCCAATAGGACGGTGATAGTAGTCCGCTACAGCAGACACGGGAAACCCGAATAAGATTATATGGAGAGCTTGTAGCTCTAGGTTCTGGCCTACTGATTCCAGACAAGTACGGTATTCCCTTGACTTCACGCACGACCTGATAAAGCGTCTAACCCAATGGGACCGTGAGGGTGATCTGACTCGGGGCCGACTATTGCATTCAGAAAGAGAGGTTGACAGACAAGTTCGTTGGTTGGCAATCTTAACCTTACCTTGGAGAATGTATCATGAAGATTTCGGTAGCTCAAATCATGCAGTTGAAAGAAGATGTCGAACTCCTGACGAAGGAAGTGGATCGTCAGGTCAAAGCCTCCGCAATCAATACTCCTGAACGCGAACGGTTGGGAGGATTGGTGGCTGCCATCAACCGCATGACCAGTTTCGTCAATCTGTTGTGCAAGTCGGAAGTCACGATTAAGGGCTAGACGGCCATGAAGGTCAAACAAGTGAGTGTGACGGTGGATGGGTACAATCTGTTCGCTGCCAATAAGGTAGTGGGCGATCTCAATTCCACCGTCGTACATTGTGAGTTCATTCATCATCTTGATGATGGACTCCCTAACCAATTCACCTTCCTCCTCGTCTTTGGGGAAGAAGGTCTTACGTCCGACCTGGAAGCTATCATGCGAGACTTTGCCAGGTCGGTTTCCTATCATCGTCCCTAGAATGGAGCTTTGCAAAAAAATGGCTAAGACATCTAAGCAGAAGTGGTGGTCTCAGGAGTTGTATCGCCTCCTGATGGAATCAGGTGTTGAGGTAGTCCTGCGGTTTCTGGTAGAGTACCTACAAAACCAGAATCAGCGTCGTCAAGGCTTCGAGGGTCCTGGTCTGTATGACGACTCAGATTGTTTGCACTATGCCAGACAGATCATGGAACAGATCGCCCTGGACCAAGGCATCTCGACAGCGTTGTTTGATTCCTTGGTGGCTGATTCAGGTTGTTTTGAGGTTGACGACTTTGGTCAGTTGAGGTTTAGTGGCTTCTTGGTACAGTGTGATGGTCAGCTGGCTATTAAGACGACACCGGCTGATGTGGTCAAGTACATTCAAGAACAGGACCCTAGCAATGCTATGGTCTGGCACCTTCTCGAACCTCTGGAGGACACCTACATCACAGAGTGGCGGCATCACTACGGGGTCAAGAATCGCAACAAGGACGATTGGGAGGTACTGTGGCAGAAGGCAGGACCCAGTGAGCGTTCGATCCTATTCCAAGAACTCTTAGAGGAGAAGTTTGGTGGCGAAAGTCAGGAATCATAACGAGTGGTTTCGGCCCAGCTTTCTCAAGACTGTCTGGGAAGAACGGACTCGTGAGGATGGGACGACGTACCAAGCAATCGCAGGGTATGAGTCGTCCCGTAAGTCTTGTCCAACCTGCAAGGCTCAGTTGTCTAATATCCTCACCGTTGGTGGTGGGGAATTGGATGGGTATGTGTGGTCATGGTTAGAGTACCTAAACGCCAAACCCCATCTAGTCAAGTATTTCTGTCGGGCCTGTTTCAAAGAACAGGTTCAGCGACCTCTACTACTTCACGCCAAGGGGTGTAGATGTGAGGTCACATTGTGTGGTAAGGGTGTATCCTTACCGAGTTGGATAACTCTCAATCAGGAGACAATCTGTGGGGCACCCTCCCAAGAAGCGACCGTTGATCCAACGGGAGCAGTACAGTCGGAAGATTGACAAGACTCCATACCCTTGCTTTGTGGAGAACTGTCCGAACATGATCACTCCTAGGGACGATGGTGGTCGTCCCTGGTTCTGCAACCAGCACGAGGCCAGTATCAAGGCTGCTGCGAGGGCAGAAGAGAAGAGACTACTCGAAGCCAAGAAGCGTCCTTGGCGGAAACCCCACGGCAATGTCAAGAAAGGGTCATTATGACACCGATTAAGATTACCTTAACTTTGTCCACAGTGGACGTTGATCAGAAGTCTCTCAAAAAGACTTTCAATCAGGTTCGTAAGCTCAAGGCGTTTGCGGACCTGGACCAGACACTACGATTGGAGCCATACGGAGACTCCTTCAATCTGGTGTACGAGACAGAGGACTATTTCAGTCACGAGTTGGTCGGTCATTATGCTGACCTCTTATCTCAACTGGCCTACACAATGGAGACTCGGTACGAGGAACCGCAAGGTCCTGAAGATACTCACTAACCTCTACAATCTGAACAATCTGGAGGGTAGGTAACACCTACCATAGACTCATGGCCAAGAAGAAGAAACTGCCTGTACCTCCACCACCTACCAAAGTGGTGGTCAAACGACTCCCTGTCAAGAAGAAGGCTCCCATCAAGAAGGAGGTCAAGCGTGTCCCTGTCAAGAAGGCAACGTCAAGAGTGGTTCCTAGTCCCATTCCCCAATCACCAAGGAGGAATCCAAAACCAACGTCTCAGTCGAGGGGAACTGACCGCTCTGATCAAGACAGAACGGCGAATCATGCAGACCATTCTCCGCGAACGGTCAGCCCTCCAGTTCCAACGCGGACAACCAAACAGACACCGCGACCGAGAGTTCAATCAAGCTCGGTCCCGCCTCCGGGGTTTGCTCCGAATCCTGCGAGGACAACGGAAGCGGCAAGCAAGGTTGAGGGTCTAAAGCAAGACCTTGCTCGACTTCAGATGACAGTTCATGGGACGACAACTGGGACTACTCGGAAGTTGAAACCCTCGGAGGTCCTAGCTAAGAAGCAGGCTTCTTTGGGGGAGATGACCCAAAGTGTAGGCTCGGCCTCGCACGGCATCGTGGATGCTAAAGCGGGGACTGGTAAGACGTTCACCTCCGTCCTCTCGGTAGCCTATACCTATCGAGACGCCATCTGGAGGGATGTTGTGAAGAACCTGGGGTTTGATCCTGTGCCCAGTCCACAACAGCAGAAGGTCTGGGACTTTGTGGCTCAAGAGAAGCCTAGAGTGGTACGGTACATCGCCTTCAACAGGTCCATTGTGAAGGCATTCAGTGTTCAGTACCAATGGCTCGTTGACGCTCTGGCGAGGATTGGAGTTGAGTTCGAGTTCTCGACAGTGCATGGGATGTGCTACAAGGTCTGTGGGAAAGCCTTCCGCTTGAAGTGGGGTTCGACCTCCAAGTGGAAAACCAGGCGTTTATTATCGACGCACTGGAACAAGGACCTTGAAGAGGTCTGGAAGGAGAAGGCTACGGTGATCAATGCCGTAGAGGATTTGGTGGGGTACGCTAAGATCAATCTGAAGTTCTCCTATGAGGAGCAAGGATATGATCGAAGGTACTTCGTCACTGATGAGGTCTTTCAACACTTGGTAGACCATTATCAGGTGGACCTTGGTACTCAGGAGGCAGAAATTCGGGAGCTGACTGATATCCTTTTGGATAAGTCACTCAAGATGACAGACCTTCTGGACTTCAATGATCAGATCGTGTTCCCCACACTGTATGATCTGAGACCCTGGAGGAAAGCTGACCTGGGGTTGGTGGATGAGGCTCAAGACCTCAATGCCAGTCAGCAAGAAGTGATCTTTCGGTTCCTCGAACGTATGGTCCTGGTTGGTGATCCTAACCAGGCTATCTATGGGTTTGCAGGGGCTGATGTCGATAGCATCCCTAACATGACCAAACGGTTGGGTCAATCCAACCGCGGTGTGCAGGAGATGAAACTGACAGTTACCCGGAGGTGTGGTAAGAAGATTGTGGAAGAAGCTCAGGCCATTGTGCCAGAGTTTGAAGCCCATGACATGAATCAGGAAGGTGAAGTCAAGTGGGCTAGTCAAGAAGAGGCTCGGGAGCAGATGACTGATAGGGACATGGTCCTATGTCGGTTGAATGCTCCGATTGTGTCCCTGGCCTTTGGTCTGATTCGAGAGAATCGGAAGTGTCATATCCAAGGCAGGGATTTGGGTCAGCAGCTTAAACTGACCATCAAGAACTCCAAAGCTACTGATCCTGGGGAGTTTCTGAACTGGTTGGATAAGTACCAGGAGACCGAGATGGCTCGGTTGAAGAAGCGGCGGAATGTTGACCCTGATGTTCTCATCGCACTCGAAGATAAGTGTGCGGTACTCCGTGTCTTCTTTGAAGATGCTACGAGTATGGAAGCTGTTGTTGGTAAGGGAGGTAAGATCGACAAGGTGTTCCAGTTGGAGTACGAGGAAGGTAGAGAACCCAACGAGGGTATCAAGTTGAGTTCTGTCCATCGTGCAAAGGGACTGGAAGCTGATCGAGTATATATCCTCCGACCAGAGAAGATGCCTCATCCAATGGCGAAGTCGGCTTGGGCTCGTGCCCAAGAGATGAACCTCAAGTACGTTGCGATCACCAGGGCAATCAAGGAATTGATCTGGGTTCGCACACCTAAACAGGAGATGTAAGATGACTTTGATGAAGTTTCTGGAGAAGCGTATCCAAGACTATGAGCGGGCTCGACACAACGCTGACGAGCAGATTCGTCTCTGTGGCACCAAGCAGAGTGTTGATACTCGACGAGCCCTTTGGACTGGTCGTGTCTCAGCCTACAAGGACATCCTACAGTGGGTTGATAATCATCACCTTGTGATGGCTGAGTTTCCTGATCAGGTGATTCGCATCGCAGCTAATGATGAGGTCCAGGCTGTGAAGGTAGCCTTAGCTCTATGTAGTGCTGCGGACCTGCATAAGGTAGTTGAAGAGGTGGCTACCATTTTTGATGAAGTCGCAGAAGAGAACCCATACAAGGATTCGGCAGGAGGTTTCAAGGAATGGTGGAATCGGACCTTAGCTGAAACCCTCAGTCGGTATGCGGTCAAGTAAAGGTTGCGACGGTGAGGCCGGAGTCGTCTAGGGGATGGTCTCCTGGAGGCTCCGGCTTTTTTCTTTGGGGGAGATACCTATGCGTACTCTGAGGTTGTACCTAGGAGAACTAGATGCTAGTGAGTACATTGACGTCGAAGTGACTGAAGAACAGGCCCGGCTGTTGATCATGTACCAAGTAGTCGGGATTGATGATGGTGGTATCCTCTTCACAGAGCTTCTGCTCGACTATCGCGACGAGTAGAGGTCTAAGGTCTTGCCTCTCCCGTCCTAACCCGCCCCTAGGGTAGCTTAGGGCAGCGGCAAGAGCAAGTAGGGGCAATACCCCCCGAGAACCACCCCATAGGGGGGCATACCCCCCGCTATGCGTTTTAAGCCCCCTAGCAAGCCCGTTAAGGGGCTAGGGGGCTAAGCGGCTATGGCCATAGGGGGCTAACGCGGCGAAGGGCAGGGCAGGGCAAACCCGCAAGCCCTTAGGTGTAGGGGCCAAGGGGCTTAGCTCGTGGCGAGGGCAGGCTAGGCGAGCCCCCTATACCCCCCTTCCAGGTGGCCCCACTTACAGGGGGTTAATATCCGAATTGAGGTATCAATAGAGATCGAGTTACTACATGCACGCCTGATGAAAAGGGACATGACGCTTTGAGTGTTAGAACATCTGATAATCCAAACTGAGCGTATTGTGTAAGCTCTAACGTATGGTTAAAAGCTGCTACAGTACCCAAATGTAGAGGATTAGTAGGGATCACAAATTTGAATTCTCTGAGACCTAGGAATAAAGAGAAGCTCATTGGAAACCCTGGTGATGTTACATTATCCTCAACTCCGATTTCTACTTGTACGTTCCAGTAATAGTCACCCGCAGTCTGTACGGATATACCATTACCACCCCCATTATTGGCGACGGATGTATTTATAACATTTTGGTAGGAGGACACAGAATTAGGCTCTAATAGAGTTGCAGAAGTACCAATCACAGTAGAGTCTGTGTTCCATGCTCCAAGTGGTGTACCTCCTTGGAAGGGATGATAGACTGGTTCAAAGTACCATTGATTGAGGACTGCATTGAACCAACAACGAACATCTCGGTTCACGCTTACTTTAAGTGGTGAAAGATTGTACGCTACCACTTCCAGGGCTAAGTCCAAACCCCGAATCTCATAAAAACCAGGCATAACCTCATCAGGCTTAGCCCAATACAAAGCTACTGTTCCAGATTCAAGAAAACCTCCAGTTCCGATAAAGCTGCCTGCAATACCACTACTTTCAGTCACACGACCAAGACAGAATCCCTCTGAAGCTCCACCAGTCTGGTCAATGTAGAGGTCGCCCCATACGTCCTGAGTGGCCATCAGCGGAACTCCAGCAGGAGCCTCGACGGTCATCAAGTTAAACACGCGGCGATAGACATAAGCACCCGCTGGGTCCAAGACTTCTGTCAGTTCAACTGGTGTCTCGATTGTATTATCAGGGTCGCTGGAATGACCTTGCTTATCAGTGTCTGATCCAGAGTCTCTGATGTAGACCTTAGCTTCAGCTTCACCTGGGGAGAACACACCACCATCTTCTGTCATAGCAGGTGCAGCATCTTGCAGGACTACCACGTAAGACCTCGAACTATTAGTCCGCGGTTCAGGTAGGAAAAGCCCTTTCTTCTTGACTCCAGACCTCGCGATCTGTTTGAGGTTCAAAGCATCCTGGCGTTCAAATCCGTGTATAGTTCGTTTAGCCATATTTAGGTTCCAGGTGTTTATTAGAAGGGGCCGAGGGAAAGGGCATTGAAGTCTTTAGTATAGAGTCGTTGAAACATTTTATACTGAGGGTCAGCACCTTCTGCGAGTTTGACTCCTGTACCGAGAGCAAGGTTGACTTGCTGCGGATTCCCTGCCTTATCTAAATAGATTTCAGAAGGGGCTCCAGCTTCCTTTCGGTACTTATATCCAGCGTGCAGGACTCGGGACCGTTGGGTCAGCGGTATGAGATCATCTCCGACAGTTACCAAACCAAAGGCAGCGACTACTAAACGCCGAATCTTAAATTCGATGGTGTAAGTCACCTTGTTATAGAGTTGATCAGGACCACTACCAGTATGAGGTGGTAGCCATTCTTCTTCAGCGTTAATCTTAGCCAGTACAGCAGTTTCTTGTGGGGCTCCATAGAAGGGTGCAGAATTAGCACAACCCTCATAGAGAAGTTTGACTTTGGGATCGAATGCTCCTACTTCGTATCTTGTGACCTCCAGAATGAAGATATACCCTGGGGCTGTGATGATCATAGGTTCACCAGCATCCGTTTGGATAGGTCGAGCATCTCCAACATCGAACTCTAGGACTTCATCTTCGGTGCGAGAATCCCAACGTACCTGGGGTCGTTTAGCTTCTGGTGGTTGATCTTGATCACTGGCGTTGAGACCAGATGTAAAGTTACATTTTACATGCCAGAGGATTGTTGTCACTCCAGTGAGAGGATGAACTACAGTCTGGACCTCTTCTGCTGTGCGATCATTACAGACACAACCATTCAGAGGAAAGAAAAGAGGTGGGACACCAGAAGCACCTTTGATCTCTTCTTCAGTGTCGTTCACTGTGTCTGCTAAGACAATATAGGTACGTTGATGTTCACGTTTCCGTACCCAAATCTTTTTCTTCTCTTCCAGACAGTCTTTGCCTTCATCTGAACCATCGAGTATACCTAAGACTACGGGCATGGGTCGCCCTCCTATTCTTTGGGGGAGATATGGTAAGACAGTCCCGCGTGAAGTCTTGCAGGACTGCGTATACAAGTCTTGCAGAACTCTGTCTAGCAGGACTCCAATAGGAAAAGCCCGATGGTTTCCCACCGGGCTCTAAGTTACACTATCGCGAAGATATTGTCACCGCCTGCTTCGATAGCATTTAGGATTTCTCCGAGCTTCTTGATCATCGCCTTACGATCCATTGCAGCCTTCTCTTCTGGACTACTCATAGAGCGTTGCATGTTCTCGATGGCCTGCTTGGCTGCTTCTGAGGTCCCTTGCTCCAGTCCCTTGAGAGCATCGAGGGCTGGAATCTCGATTGAGATACCATCTTTGCTGATGAGGGCCTCAGCAGACGCCTTGTACTTATCCTCTAGCTCCTTGAGGGTTTTAGTGATGTCTGCTTCTGCTGCTGCCTTATCGGCCTTCTCGGTGATCGCATTGACCTTGCTTAGTAGCTCGGCGCGTTTGGCTGCAATCTCAGCTTCACGTTTAGCGTTCTTCTCGGCCATCGCTTTACGACGATCTCGTAGACGATCACCAGATGCCTTGTTGGCGTCTAGCTCATCTTTGACACCGAATCCATCTGAAGGTTTGTGTCCACGAGAACGATTGAACTCTTCAACTCGTTTCTCGTAGTCAGTCTTTTCTGGCTTATGGTCGTATCCTGGTAGGACACTTTCCCAGAAGGAACCTATCCAATCTCCTATACCAGAATTTGCCATAGTCTCCTTGAAAGAAGTGAAGAGTCCTTCCCAGGTCTCAAGCATGAACGTGGAAGCGTCATCCCAAGTGTCCATGATCATATCTACGAATTGCATCCAGGAGGTTTGTAGACCTATGATGCCGATGTCCCAAGCTGCTTGAGTATCTCCTAGGGTTAGAGCTTTAGCAACTCCACTCCAGGTTGTCACTAAGGTATTGCCTAGAGCTTTACCGGATTCAAACATGCGTAGACCCCATGAGGTAAGGTCAGTAGCGAGCATTTTGAGTCCGTCTCGAACAGCAGCAAAATATGTAGAGAAGCCTGACACTAAGGCTCCACCGATCTTACTCATCATTTGCCCTAGTGCTGAGAAGGCATCAGCAGCATAGTAGATCGCGATACCTAGTCCTAGGAATAGAGCAGCGATACCGACTAGGGTGAGAATAGCTGTGAAGTCCAAACCAACCACTACACCGGAAAGGGCCATGAGGGTCTGGAAGATCAACATTAACCCAGTGTAGTAGAGCTGTGTAAGGGTCAGAGCAACATTCAGAGCAATCACCGCAGCCTTGAGTACAACCAGAGATGCAGCCCAGGCAACAATGCTGAGGCGAAGTACATTGACTAGGGCGACTATGAGTTTGAGTATACCCACAGTTCCAAAGAATATACCTTTGAGGACTGCCCATGAAAACCCTAGGACTTTGATCATCGCTAAGGTTGGTATCAGAGCAGCACTAAGCATCTTGAGGGAGAATCCTACTCCGATCAAAGCAGCACCGAGGGCTACTCCAGATAGAGACAACATAGTTAGTTGTACTGCAAAGGCTGGATTCTTGTTCATCCATTCTGTCAAACCAGTTAGGATGGGTCCTATCTTTTTGCTGAGGTCGATCAAAGCAGGAGCTAATGATTTACCTATAGCTAGAGCCACAGCCTCCACACCGCCTAGGAAGTTACGCCAAGCACCACCTAGACCTGATTCCATCTCTTTGGCTACTCGTTCTGAACGACCACTAGCTGTGAGTAGTTCATTGAGGTTCTTAACAAAATCTTTGGATGGTCCTAAGCCGAAGGCAGGCACCACAGCACGTTGACCAAAGAACTTGGACAACATCTGACCTTTCAAACCAGTACCCATACCCTCAGTGGCAATTTCGATAGCATGCAAGATGTCAGGTAAGGGACGTAGATTCCCAGCTGCATCAGTAAACTCGATTGTGTTGCCAGTTGCTTCCTTGAGAGAAGCATTGAACTCATCTTGTGCCTTGACGTTCGTAGAATATAACTCTAAGTTACGTAAGGCTGTACCTGCGATAGACGGGTCGATCTCTAAGTTCGACATCGTCATGAGGAGAGCCAAAGTTTCTTCTAAGGACAGATTAAAGGCTTCTGCAACAGGTCCTGCGTACTGGAGAGATGTTACCAACCCACTAAGTTCATAGGATGAATCCAAAGTAGCAGCAGCCATGAGGTCTGCTACATTGGCTGCATCTTCTGCTTCGAGTCGAAATGCTCGAATCGTACCTGTGACAAGAGAAGCAGCAGCATCAGCATCCTTGAAGAAGTCAAACCCCTCACCGGCTGCACGAGCGAGAGACACAATGGATGGTGTCATATCCAAAATCTGAGCCCGACTAAAACCTTTCTGGGCAATACGCATCTGCATTTCACCAATTTGAGCAGCAGTGAAAGCAGTTTCACGACCCATCAGTTTAGCTTGCTCTCGGATACGATTCATTTCATCAGCCGTACCCTCGGAGCGAGCTTCCACTTTCTTCATTACGTCATCAAAGTCTTGGAAGACTTTAGTGGAGAGAAAGGTTGGAGTGAGAGAGGCTAAGGACGCTAACAGAGTCGTTTGACCAATGCGTTGTAGATCACGGCCTAGGTTCAGGAGACTTGACTTTACACCCTTTAGGACTGGCCCAGTCTTATCCAGGGCTTCGATGAACACGAATGCCTTACCAGCTTTGATTCCAGCGATGGACACGGTGGCCTCTCATTCTTTGGGGGAGATAATGGCCTGGCGGAAATTAGGGAAGCGTAGGTTCGTCTGGTTGCTTCCGCTTGGCCTTGAGGACTAGGCTCTCTGAACCTTTGACCTCTACATGGAGAGTATCTTCGGCTTTGGGTTTAACTTCACGAGGGTACATAGCGTCGATACTCTTACTGAGTATCGGTGGGATAGGCACACCTGCTCTACGAGCGTTCTCAAGGATAGAGAGGGCTTCGTTGATAATGAAGAAGCCTGCTGTGAGTTTAGCGAGGGGTAGGTCTGGCTGGAGATGTTCGAGTACGGCAGCCATCCCGACCACCAAGAGGATTGAGGCTTTCTTCATCATACCAGGGAAGCTGACCTTACTGCTTAGACGACCTTCTACCAGAGCAGCACAGATACCACTGAGGATGTCTAAGGTGATCATGATGAATAAGATACCGATCATCGGATACCAAGCGTAGGTCTTGACTAACCAGTCCACCAAGGGTAGTGCGTTGTGTTCCATTGTGCCCTCTCAACGGGATAGGGAGTTTTTCCAGAACTGTGGGAGTGTGCGAGCTTTCTTCAAGGCTGGGAGCATGAAGGGTCGCTCAGGGTAGTAGACTGACCGCCAGCGAGGTCGTTGCTTCTTACTCATGCGAGCCTGGATGGAATTACGGTCAAATACCTTGCGACGAGCAACACCACCATGCTCGTGTAGACCGGGGACTGGAGTTCCAAACCCAGTACCGAATCCAACCATACCGATGATCTCAGTTAGACCCATAGGTCCATAGGGCAGATTGAAGATGAGCTTGAAGGGGGCTGCTCCTCTCTTACCGGAGCGAGACCAAGGAGGTGAACCAGGACGACTGTATCGTAGTCCACTTCGCTTCTTTCCATAGGGTACTCGTCGGATAGACTGACGAGCTATCTTACGGACTAAGGCCCCTGCTCTACGAAGGGGCCTGTCATTGATCTTCTTCCAGTTAGTCCTGATAACGGATCGGTCAAAGAAGATTAACTTGAATCGAGGTCTAACACTGAACATAGGTACTCCTACTCAGCTCTTACAGAACATTCGACCAAGTGATTTTAAGACACCAATGTTATCAGGACGTAGCTTGAGTCCATCTCGTTTCTTTTTACGGAACGGGTGCATATCCACAGCAGACTTAGGCTTAGCTTTAGACTTAGACCAGAGACACATCATCACTACAGCGACGTTATGGCTCATCGCCAACATAGCAGCAGTATGGTCCCAGTCATAGATCAGCTTAGCATCGTAGGCTATGACTATGTCCCGTAAGGTGAGATGACTTACTTCATCGAATCGCCAGCCAAGGACGGCTAGACATCCGATTAGGTTCCGCCACGAAACGATTCTTGGATGGATTCCTTCATCTGCATCCGAATCTTCTGAATCCCCTGATCCAGATTCTCGTCCATCAGACTGTCGAGTTCGGGGCTCAACTCCTGAATCCGCATTGCCAGTTTCTTCTGAGTCCTGACGTAATGCTCTTTCAGTTTCAATAAGACGGTCTGATGATCTTGGAAAAAACTTGCTAGGGCCTCCCAGAAGGCATCTCGGCAAGCTGAGATAGTTGCTCCATTGAATGCTTCACAGAATTCTGCTTCAGCATCTTCAGGATGTGTATCAGGGTCAGCTTGAAACTTCCCTTGGGCAAAGAGAGACCTCACTTGCGGTTGCACTACCGCCCAGACCATAGCAGTCAAGAGTGAGGTGTTGGTTAAGACGTTCTGGAACAGTTCCTTCGAGGGAGAGAGGATACTGAACTTCTGTTCGTAGATTGCAGAGAAGTCAGAGTTATCAATCCGTTTGGCTCCGGCCAAGGTGAGGGTGAGGTCCCACTCACGGCCCTTTGTATCGGTGAACTTCATAGGTTTTTATTGCGGGGTAGGGGTATGGAAATAGCCCACTAAGTAGACCTAGTGGGCTATCAAGATTCTAATCAGTTGTGATTGATTACTGACAGTTGGGTCCGTTACACCGACGACCTTGTCGTCGAGTCTTGACCCATTGTCCGAATCGTCGCACTACGCGATTCTTTGGGGGAGATGCAACCTCGGCGGAGTAGACAGGTGCCGCTTGAGTCACAGGACCGAACAGACGTTTGATCTTACTGCGTGCTTGTTGAGCACAGTCAGGGCAATCCTTGGACTTAGCAATCGTCTCCAGGTTGTCACGGTCATTCGGTAGGTAATCAGGTTCAGCTGGAGCAGAGATGGCTCCTTCGATCTGCGGTGTGAGTACCCAGCCGATGCCGCAAGAGCAGTCAGGACATTTGCAGTCTGAACAATCGCAAGTAGCTCGGGTTAAGACCCATTCACCGGCGGTCAGGTCAGGGAGCAGAGCGAACACAGTTAGCAATAATAGGCACAGCACAAGACATAGTCGGAACATGTTGACCTCACAGGTAAAAGAAAGATTAGTCCTAGTAGACAGTCAAATGATATTTTGACTTGAGGAATCAGCTGGTCGCGTCCAACCAGGTACAGTCTATTAGGACTAATCTGAGATAGGGTACGATAGGAAATGTGTGCGGCCCTCCCTCCCCACGTCACCCCGACACTCGGAGGGAGGGCTCGGTCACACGAAGGTGCTTACTTAGAGAACATGGCCAGCAAGGCCAAGATCATTTCGATGATCTTCATCCACTTCTCGATGTCGATGGCTCGCGGTTGACCACCAGTCGAACTCGCGACGGGTTGGTAGCGAGTCTTCGCATTCTGAATGATCAGATCAGCAGCTTCGTCATGCGACTTACCGCTGTCACGGAGACTCCGATATTCGCGGATGGTTTCACGTTGCAGACGGAATCGTTCCAAGATGTTCATAGCAGGGACTCCACAAGAAAGGTTTCCTAACTCCACAACAGAGTTAAGTAGGACTAAGGACTAGGCGGCGAACACGACAGGGCAAGCCACAGCATCATCGGGATTGGCCTTGGACTTGACGAGGACGCTATATCCATCATCACCCCACTCCATACCCCAACTGTTGCGGATACGGACACCGATGTCACCATTGGACATCAGCACAGCATCGACTGCGGTGACTTCATGCGACCACCAGTTGAGACCAATGGCCACAGGGATGTTTAAGAGCAAGCAGGTGATCAGCTGCTCCCAGTTGCGAGGTTCGAGGTCATAGAATTCGCTGACCTTGTGTTTGGCTCGGACCTCCAAGGTTTCGTCATAGTATTGACGACTGATGGCATTAGCGGGCCAGAGACTTTCCGGCACCACACCATGAGCCACCATGTACTCCAGACCTTGCGAACCCCACCCACCGACGTTGCGGTAGTTCTTGATCGGACCTCCAACAGAAGCTGGAGAGAAGTAAACCAAGGGGAGACCAGCTTGCACACGAGCAGACTCGTAGCAGTAGACGGGGGCATTGATCCAACAGTAGTTAGTGTTGGATTGGTTCTTGCACTTCAGACCTACCTGATCAGCAAGGTCGGAGTTGCGAGTTTTCTTTTCGTCTTTCTCGCGGATACGATCCTTCCATTCCGAGGGATCAATGATCTGGAGGTCGAAAGGTTTGGTCGGACCACTAGCGAACGGTGATTCGCTGTAGTCACGAAGAAAGAGACCTCTACCAAATGTGTTGTCGAGTAGAGGATCAATTCGGAAGTTCTCGTCAACAATGATCTCGTTCTTGCGAAGCGGTGAGCAATAGCTCATGCGGGGCTCCATAGTACCAGAGGTAAGGGTCGATACCGGAGCCTAGGATATAGGCTCCAACATAGATGGTTAGTAGGGTCTCACCTATCGAAGGTGAGTTGAAGTCAGCCACCATACTTTTTAAGAAACTCCAAGAACTTGTCTTGATCGGTGTCAGCAGGGATGGGGATAGATTCCCCTGCCTTACCGTTTGTGACAATCACCCAGGGTAGGGAGGTTCGAGGCAGTTTGAGAGCATCCTGCCAGATTTTTGACTCATTCTCGACATTAGTGTCGTCGTCAAAGAATCTGTATTCAGGAGTCTTACCATCTGGTCCTTTGATACATTTTTGAATCAAGTAGGACCTGACCGCGGTAGATTGCAGGACTTCCAGTTGACCCTTAGAGTAATTGTCCAGGTCATCCTTCTCGTACACTACCAGGACTCGGAACCCTTCACTAGGGATAGGAGTCGGAGGGGTAGGAGGAATAGGAGGCTCTGGAGTCGGGGGATTGGGACCAGGAGGTAGTGGAGGAGTAGGACCACCGATAGTCAACTTAAAAGTAGTAGCATCGAGGTCTACTTTACCATCTTCATCGAGGCCAGCACACACCAACACAAAGTTGTATTGACCAGGAGTCCCACTAGCAAAGACGACTTTGGTATTGTTGTCTACTGGAAGGAAAGTTCGGTCACTGTTGGTCAGCAACCATTTCCGAGCTTTGACTGCATTACTACCGTTGGAGTCCAAGACTACCAAGTCACCCGGAGCAGCACTCTGAGGACCATCGATGACAGCTTTGACATGATGGTGCTGGAGGGGTGCAGGTTTGACTTGAGCCTCGACTGGAGCCCATAGCAGTACAACTAGGATGTATGCACTGACAATGGGGGAAAGGTAAGTTAGATGTCGAACACTCATGCGGGGTTCCTTCTTTGGGGGAGATGAGTCCCCGCATCCAAAGGTAGATTGAATGCGGGGAGGGGTAAGGTCCAGGGCGTTAGGATGGGTCTGGAAGATCAGGGCTTGGGGGTGACTTCTGGTTTGACCTTGGTGATCTTATCACCTAGGACCTTACGAGTCACCTTCTGCTTGGTGCCGGGAGACTGTGGATCATCTTCGAGAGTATCGTAGAACGTGATGGCACGATTATCGACGATGGCTTCGATGTCCACACAATCGCAATGGACCTCTTGGCTGTCCTGGAAACGAGCGACTGATTTGATCTTCTCGGCTGACAGAGGATGGTTGGGGTTGGCCTCGCAGATTTTGCGAAGCTCACCAGCCGTGAGTGAGAAGATCGCATTGCGATGGGTCCGCATCATAGGTCCTGTGGCAGCAGGGATGATGGCACCTCGATTGGCAAGCCGTGACTTGACGGCATCAACTTCAGTAGACATGGGCTGTCCTTGTACTAGGAGTTTATTGGTGAAAGAAAAACTACCTCCCGACATTCCCTAGGGTGAGCTAGGTTGACCTGAAGAGGTCGGGAGGTAGGAAGGGTTAGGCGGAGACTTCCATCCAGGAAGGATCAACTTCGGAACCAGCTGATTCCATATAGCCGATGACCAGTCGCAGGTCGTGACCAGAGACTTCATCGAGGTTCTGGTCCCAGGGAAAGGCTTCGATCAGAAAGGGGCAGCGTAGACCTTGCGTACCCACAGTGGCGACCAGACCATCAAGGACGGCAAACTCTTCGATAGTACCAGCCAGGAAGTTGTCACGCAGAGCCTCAAAGATCGTAGCACCGACGCCATGGAAGAGTCGGAACTCTAGGGCGATGGTGTTGATGATACCGGGGAGGTTCTTGGTGTAGTTATTCCCACGACGTTTCAACTCGGCCACAGCACGAGAGAAGTCAGGGATATTGACGTCACCGATCTGGTCGATGAGCGTCCAAGTTGGAGAAGCAACGGAACCAGTGTTCCGATACAGCTTCATCTGATGTCCGGTCTTAGCAGCCATGAACTTAGTTCCTTATGGTTGGGCTACCTTGAGGTAGAAGGCAGTAAAGTATGACTCAAACAAGTGAGCGTCTCTCATTCCGAAGAAGTCATAGGGGACTCCATTATCGTCCTGGAGAAACTCTAATCGTTGAAAGGAGTATTCAGCTGGTGTGACCTCAAGACGGCACATGTCAGCTAACTCCTCAACAAAGTCAAGGAGTGTGTCATTAGCTGCCAAGTCATCGAGGTCGATATTACCCTTCTGGAATCCCACTACCACAGCTAACTCACCCAATGCTATGTTAGACCGAGAACGACCTTGGATGACTCCAGGTGTTCCCGCTACGACGTAGACCTTACCACCAGGATAGTTAGTGGGTAAGAGTTCGATACGTTCATAGGGACGATGAGACTTGACTACCGTGAAATTGTTGAATGTGAAGTCTTCCAAGACCTTCTTGGCTGCAATACGAGTGTAGACCTCGTCACGAAGATCAGACATCGTACTCATTATCTCTCTCCAGTCTTGACAGTATGGAGTAGGACTCGGTCTCTAGCAGAGGTGGTGAACCTCCAAGAAGGATTACCCGGTCCCATATCCACAGGACGGAATTGATCACCATTAGCTCTGGTGATCATATCGTTTGGCATGGGCTCGTTGACTCCATCACCAAACTCTATATCCTCACAGTCGATCGCCCAGTCCTGGATTTCTAGTCGTGAGACTGAAACACCAACCACGATCTGAGGAGCCTCATGGAGAATGGGAGAAGCCTTAGCAATGGTGATTGACTCTCCATCACGAGTGTAAGTGATCGCTTCATAGTTGATGTTCTTGAAACGATCACTTACCTTACGGAGCCGAGATTGAAAATCGTAAGTCATATAAACCCAAACGGAGGGAGGAGAGTTGATCTTGTCCCCGCATGATTAGACCACTAGGGAGGAGGTTTGACACCCTAGCCCCTCCTCCCTCCGTTTCCGCACACCTACCACCACCGAACTAGGTTCCGATGGCAATCCAGTTGACCTTCTTGGAGAAGGTAGTGGCCGCGACCAATGTGGCGTCACCGTCCGTAGATTTCCAAGTGTTGATCAGGACCGAGCCAGCAGCAGGGGCTCCAGCTTGATCTCCGATACTCGCAGTCACGTGCATGGCACCATCCACCGGGTCATCGTTGAGTTGAGCAACAATGGCTACCACGGTGTTGAGACCAGTGACCACTGTATCACTCGCGGCAACGGTCGTATGTTGACCGAAGCGGAGCTTCATTCCACCAGCACCACCAGCCGGTTGGACATTGAGCAGAACCATGACACGGTCGTCATTGGTCCCAGCAGCTTGGACGCAAGTACCGATGATGAAGTCACCAGCGGCCATGCTACCAACTTCGATGGCAAGATTCGCCGACACATCCCAAGCAACGGGTTCACCAACCGAGAACACAGGACCAGAGGTCCCATCTTTCTCGATGCTCCAGATGCCCATCGTGGCAACGGCACCAAGCTCACCATCTTCAATACCTTCGGGAGTCGTGCAGACACCAGCGATGCCACCGACGCTCACGATCTCACCATTGGCAACGTCCGCACCATCCGGCGTATAGTCCAGTCGGATTTGCGGGTCGCCATGAACAAAGATTGCTTCCATAGGAGCAAAAGCCTTTCAAATTGAGGTCCGAACTGGACCGTGAAGTATGTTGACCGTCAGGTCTGTATTAGACCTTACGATTGCTTTTTCTTACGACGCTTCTTCTGAGGAGCAACTTCTGACTCCCCTTCCAGATCGGTGTCCGTCTCATCCTCGTCATCTTCATCACCATCGAACGGTGTGAGGGTCTGAGTTTCGACTACGTCGACCTCTTCTTTGGGGGAGATAACAGGCTCATCAGGACCAAGGACAAGGTTGCAAAGGTCCTGGCACTTGATGATGGCCCCGCCGTTGGACATGCGGTCGATTGTGACACTGGCGTTCGACTTATCGACATACTGCTGGAGACGTTTGACGTCACGACGGGACAGAGTGATAGTGCCCTGAGACCCACGCACGCCTTCAGCTAAATCTTTCAAGGACATGAAAACCTCGGAGTTTATTGCGGGATAGAAAACAACCCTCTGGGTTTAGCAGAGGGTTGTTGATACTAGCGATTGTCAGAGGTGCTTAGGCACCAGCCGACTTGTACGCCATCTGATAGACGTGCATCGCAACGCCCCAGTCCATGTACGAACGGAACTGGAGACCACCGGGCACGTTGAACTGAGACTCGGCTTCATCGAAGTACGGAGTCTCACGACCGTTCAGAAAACCGATGACCAGAGCCGGACCTTGAGCAGCCCCAGGCGGGCAGAACAAGTACCACTGAGTCCCCGATTGACCAGAGATGGCGTTACCATCTTGATCGGTGATCGCGGTGTTGTTGAGGTACGGGCTCACAATCGGACGGTACTGACCACGGAACTCGTTGTTGGTGAACACGCGAGCATCAGTGTCGCCAGTCGCAGCCAGACGGTCTTGGGTGAAGATGTTGTTCGCCAGAGTCTCAAGCTGGGTGCCAACCAGCAAGAGAGATGGAGTCACACTCACCGGCTTACCGTTGACCACTTGATTGCGGAAGGCAAGCCGAGCCGTCTCAAGAGACGACAGGCTGAGAGCCGAACCACCACCAGTGGCGAGATTACCGTTGCCAGAGGCGAAGAACGAACCAGGGTTGCTGAGCAGCAGAACGAAGACAGACTCTTCGATACGTTGGGCACCCAGGACACCAAGGGTCCGAGCTTTGTCCACCACCAGCCCCATGTCATCGTTGATCTGCGTCTTGCGATCAATCGCGATCATGGCACCGAAGGTATCAGCTTGGATGGTGTACTTCGTATCTTCCATCCCAACGTGCTTCAATTCACCATCTTGTCCGACCTTCTTGTACGCTCCAGTGAGGTCCAAGCGGTAGAGGGAATGGGGTTTGAAGTCGTTGAGAGGCCGACGGCCGCACAGTTGATTCCAGACCCCTTCCGATTGGACAAAGCCTGCATAGCTGGCCTTGTTCATCACGTTCTCGAAGATTTCGAGAATGTTGAGGTTGGACATACCAGAGGCTTTGATGACTGACCAAGCCTTGTGAGCCTGGGCCATCAATTCAGAGCCTTCACGGACGGTGGGCGTGTAGCCAGCGGCACGAATCTGAGCATCGAGGATTGCGTCAATCGAATGACCAATCGAGCGATACTTGCGATCATCCGAGGCGTTCAACACCTTCTCGTCGAACATCTCTTCGATGCCGAACTTCTTGCCGGTGCGATCATTCTTGCCCGACATCGGAATGGTCTGAGCAGCCTTGAGGATGGCACACTCCAGAACTTGCGACTCTAGGTTGCTGTTCTTCGAGTGGATGCCAGGACCTTCCTGCGGGTTTGAATATTCTGCCCGACGGCAGAAGAGTTCAAATTTGTCCGCACTCCAGTTTTCCTTGACGGCACGAGCTTGGATGTCGGCCAGTTTGAGTTTGCGTTCCTTCTTACCGTTCTTCTCGACGACCACGAGGTCTTGAGGAAGGCTTGCAGCAATTTCATTGATGCGAGAAAGGCGACGCAGGTTCTGGGCACTTCGACGATTCGTATCAGCCACCGGATCAATGTCCGGGGTACGAGAAGCCTTGACCGTCTTGCGAATCGGTTCCTGCTTACGGCTGGCCTTGACTCGCTTGTCTTTAACCACAGTGCGAGTCTTCGGTTCGGAAGAGAGGGACTTCCATGCAGCTTTCAGAGAAGCCAGCCGCTTGGCTGAGAGCTTCGAAGGGTCATTGATACCCTGGGAGCGGCAATATGCCCTGAATCCCATGATCTTCTCCTTGTGGTGTTTACGGGAGGCAGCGATCTTCGTAGAGGTATTGCTGTCTGCTCCCAGGACGGTAACAGTGAGTTCACGAATCACTGTCTTGCTGGCAACGATCAACGGACCCTTATAGGTCCTACCATTGACCTCTGCCGTGTCTCCAGCCTCTACGAAGAAGCCTTTGACAATAGTTGCACCTACGGATACCTGGAATGGGAATCCGTTGTTGAGGTCTTCAACAATCCCCTTGGCGATAGCCATGTTCGAGGATCGAACTCCAGAGGCTGCGATTAGAGGACCTTTGACCTTCTTACCACCAATCGTACCAGTCTCTCCTGCTTGGAGGATGATATGTTCGGTGGTGTGACCAACCCGACGAGCTACGTCATGATCGGCAATGATGGGTGTCTTTTCTTTGTCGAAACGGGCACCCTTGAGGTCAATCACCACTTCATCAAAGAAGCCTTCTAGTCGCATAGGACGACCAGAGTTTGCCATGAGAACAAGACGTTCTCCTTTGGCCACTTCTGCTGAGGTGGCTGCCTTAATCTGAGCCTTGAAGTTGATCTCCGAAGGGATTCGCTTTGTTGACCTCTTGCTTGCTCGTATTCGGAGCTTGCGAATGGTCTTGGGCATCGGCCCTCCTTCTTTGGGGAGAGTAGGTCCCGCGAAAGGAATACTCTCCGATGGATGGATGACTTCATCATACCATCAGGTAGGAAGTCACCGCAACAACTACAGGTAGCCAAACTAAGTCTACTTCTTAGTAGCCTTCTTGACTGGCTTCTTAGCAGCAGGCTTTTGCTTAGCTCGGTTCTTACTGACCTTCTCGGCGGTCTTATTACGGTCCTTAGAGACACGCTCGGTGGTCTTGTTCTTTTCCTTGAGTTGTTTCTCTGCCTCCTTAGCCTGACGTTCCTCTTGCTTAGGTTGAACCGACATACCGGAATCTTCAAGTCCCTTGCGGAACTCATCATCAGCCTCGATCTCCTCACGCCAAGCGTCTACGTCACGGTTCATATACTTCTCCTGGAAGTCACGATCTGTGATGAGTCGTTTGTCGTGGAGGATTTGGATGGCCTGGGCGACCTTAGATGGGTCGGTGTGGTCCAGACCAACGCGGTCCCATTGCCAGACATGCTCTGGTGGAGCATCTCGTAGACCGAGGTTACTGGAGAGGTAGCCAGGTTGACGCAGGGCCTCGAACCACCAGAGGTCAAGGATATGGTCAACTACAGATTCTTCACAGTGGGAACGCTCGAACTCCTGACCGCCCTTGTAGATGTGCTGGTCGACTACTGCGGACGCCATATTGGAGTCTTTAGAAGTACCAGCAGCGATATGGAAGGGAGTAAGGATAGGACGAGTGATTTCTCGGAGGATGCTGCCAACGAACTCATCGTACTGTACGCCCAGAGGTACAGCTTCGAGTTGTTTGACATCATACCCATAGGGAAGGTTCATGATCATACCCATCTCTACCGGAAAGGTATCGAATGGGTTGTCACGAATGATATTACCGTTGCCATCAGTCCAACCAGTTGTGCCAGGAGGCATCTCACTGGTAATGAGGGCTGTGAGGTCAGCGGCTACCTCGGCATGACGTACAATCGCTAGGGTATAGCGACGGAGTAAAGCACATAGAGGTAGAGAAGGAGCAGCTTCGGGGATTCCTCGGAGCCAACCACGGTCTTGACGATACCAATGGATAACGTACTTGGCGGGCAACCATTGACCCTTGAAAGGAACCAATCGAGAGTGTAACCAGTTAGCACTCGATGGATGTGAATCAAGGATATGGTAGAATAGAGGATTCTCAAAATTGTCGAATCGTACACCGTCGATCTCATTCCATTGAGAATCCTGGGAAGGACTTTCGGTGGAGGAGATACGGTCACACTCAAGGACTTGGAAGTCCAGGGTGATGGGGTATTCCCTTCGCCGGTTTTTATTAGTGTACGCTCGAAGAAAAGACTCACCATCAACGATCTTGGCTAGTCGCATTCGCCAGAGTTTCTGACGAAGCATACAGAGTCGAGCCCAGGTAGTCCATTTGGTCTCAATGTCTCGTTTCTGCATAGCAGATAGACGAGTATCAGTGACCTGGAGCCTAGGACCTCCCTTACCAACAAAGTCGTTGGCTATGGTGAGAACGGTCCCTTTGAGGTAGGGATTGTTCTCAATGATCTCATAGCGGGAACGGGAGCGAAGGGTACGACGAACAGACAGCGAGGCCGCACCATGAGGATCAAGGTTATCAGCCTGAGCCCAATGGTTTTCATTTCCTGTGACTGTCTGGGCAGCATCCCACTTAGCTTTGATCTTACGAACCTCGTTACGGAGGCGTAAGACCTCATTCAAAGCTCTACGCTTTTCAGCCTGCATCTCAAGCTGGGCTTCAGTTGAGAGAGGTTTCTTACGGGCACGAGAGCGAGTCTTCATTAGTCCTCCAGGACGAGTACCTGACACTTGCAAGCAGCGGTGTCAGCTTTGATATGGAGGGTCTTACCAGGAGACAAACGGAAGACAGTAGCCTCACCTGGTTTGAGTCTACCAATGGGGTAGAAAGTACCTGTGTCCTTTGGACCCCATTCCACAAAGTTAGTTGCGTCTAGGTTTCGGACATAACACCACCCTAGAGTTGAGACTCCAGTAGTTGTAATATCTGACCCAGCAGTTGCCGCAGATACCATACCAGGGACACCACCACCAGGAGCGTTCTGATTAACCTGGAGTTGTGTACTCCCAAGACGGGGAATCTGGAAGTTGCCATTGGAACATTCCAAGGCAGCGGTTATCTTAATCTCATTTGCCATTAGAACGTCACCGTGTTTGAAGTTGATTCAGGGATTGGTCCAGCTTCTCCAACAGCTAGGACATACCATTGACTTCCTGATTGAGCTAGAACTATCGCAGATAGCTCACCATTTGAGTTACCAGCAAGCTCTCCATTCTTGTAGTAATAGTAGTCTATCGCACCTGGCCAAGCAGTCCAGTTGAGGGTATTCGTAGGCCCCCCAGGTTCAAAAGATAGAACGATAGCACCTCCACCCTCGACAGCTATGGGGGTGAGTTTATTGGTTACTCCAAGGCCAATACCAATTCGCATATGACCTCCTAGAACAGAGCAACAATATCGGTAGCATCCGTCCCAGTGCTTTTGACATGGGTGACGACTATCGGTAGGATGGTGCCCGCAGGAACACCAACAAAGGTGAGGTCAGAACCATTGTGCATGGTCACAGTTACATCACCAGCCCCACCAACATACAAACCCCTAGTCTTACCAGACAGGGCTGTCGTATCATGGGGAGTCACTTCTTGACCAGAACGGGCAGAGCCGACTTCCAACATTTTATCCTCCGATTGAACTGCCGGGTTTACCACGAGCGACTCTGATACCCCAGGGTACAGCATCGGCAGCTTGCCGTCCTGCAAGGTATCTGTCGGCTTTTATTAACTCGTCTACACTACGTTCCTCTACAGTTCCCTCCGCAGTACGAACTCGGAGTGGAGCAGAGGCAAGTTCTGCGATGTCAATTTCACCACCGGAAGAGGAGCTACTACTCCCACCTAGCAGTTCAGTGTCTTCACTAGAGAGAGTAGGAATAGTGAAGTTGACGTTGATCGCATCAGGATGAGTGAAGAGGAGACCTATCTGGTCTGCGTTCATCTCATCAGCTTCAAGATCAACAGCCCATTGTCCATTCCCCTTGTGACGGACAGCGTTCGCTAAGAGAGTCTGATTACCATCATCTTTGGTGACGTAACCAGTTACAACTCCAGTGGTGACTGCGGCTCCATCAAGTCCGACTAATACGAACGTGAAGCCATTTACTGCTTGGTTCTTGATGAAAGCCATAATGACCTCATAGTAGGAGTTTATTGGAGTTAGCAGCCCAAGCTGGATTAAATGTTGCTACAGCAGAATACAATAGATCAGCATCTTGTCCAGTGAGGGTATAGGAGCCGTGGCTCCCCACCAGGATTCTTTGGGGGAGAAGCTGAACGTCCTGGCCGGTTAGACTTATTGAACCATAGTCCGCGACTAGGAGTCGTTCTACAGTCAGGTCAGCGGATTGACCACTGAGGGTAAACGTGCCGTGGTCTGCGTCTAGGATAGTCTCTGAACCGTACTGGAGGATTGCGTCCTGCCCAGTCAAGGTGAAAGAGCCCACACTAGCTGCAAGGCTGTGACCTTTAAGCAGGTTTACTGCTTGACCATCCAGGGTGAAGCTACCATGAGCAGACACCAAGAGACGATTGAACTCTAAACTAGCATCTTGATCAGTTAGTGTGAAGGAGGCATGAGCAGCCACCACACTAAACCCTTTCAGGAGGTTCACGGACTGTCCTGAGAGGGTGAACGTACCGTGACCACCGACCAAGGAGAGTCCTCGGAGTAGGTTGGCGTTCTGACCTGCCAAGGAGAAGGAACCGTAGACCGCGGCTAAGACATAGGTACGGTCGAAGGTGATATCCTGACCAGAGAGAGTAAAGCTCCCTTGAGCAGCAGTTAAGTATAGACCTCTTAGAAGGTTAGCAGCTTGACCAGAAAGGGAGAAACTACCTTGTTGACCAGTTACGACTCGACTACGAATAGTGTTAGCAGTTTGACCTGAAAGGGCAAAGGTTGCATGACCCGCAGTCAGAGTATACTGGCCTGATGCTAGGCGACGACTTAGGAAGAACTGAAGCATAGGTCCTCCTAGTCCACAATACGACCAATGAGTAGGAAGTCAGCACCTGTGAACGGGGCAACAGAGAGTGGAGGATCAATAGTGATGAACTTAGTAGTACCATCATAGTTGGTCACACGACCACCTTGGAACTGACCTATCTCCCCTTTCTGCATAATTAGTACAAGTCCATTGTAGTAGTCATCGACAGGAGAAGTTAAGGTCGTACAGAAGGAAGAGGCAGAGTTACTAACGTCGTTAGCGACCTGGGCAGTTAATCCACAGTCGCACATGAGTTTAAAGATGGTGAGGGAATCTGCATCACCCCCAATCTCGATGAGGTCTGTCTCTAAGACATCCGTGTCCAAGACAAGAGCATCATAAACATTGGCCGGAAGAACCATAAACTCACGGCGAACTGAGAGAGCCCCACTCACATCTACCGTTACTTCGAGTTTACCCAGTGTGTTGGTATCGGTTGCATCAAGAACTGCGTAGTACCACCCGTTTGCGATGTGGGTTGCACCACCACTATTCTTAGATGCCTGGGAAGTAGCTCCTTCTTTCCAGAGCTTAATATCAGTGTTTGCGATGGACAGAGCAGTCTCAGCTGTTTTACCATCTGTGTCATCAACAAACTTGCCGAGTTGAATCTCTTGGGAAGCAGTTGATTGTCTGAGCCAAAGCATTATGATTCTCCTCGATGGTTGAATCGTAGTAATTGATCCTCGACACCGGGAGGTAGCCAGAGGCCAGATTGAGAATGACGCATAAACCCTTGGTTACGGTAGTGATGTCGAAACCGAGGTATGGAACTGCCAGAACTTCCATAGTCTATGTTCGGATGATCAGCTCCATTGGTCGGAGTATTGATTTCCAAAAGATGGTTTGTACCGTCGTAGTCAATACTTCCATCACTGGCTAACAATTTCCACCAACTGATAAGATTGACTCCGAATACTTGGTCAGGTGATAGACCAGCACCTCCACTACCACCATTCCAAAGTTGGTTGATTTGAGTCGTTGTGGGTACGACATTAGCAATAAAGGCTTCTGCGATTGATCCACTGAAAGTCGAACGTGACCCTGTGGAAGAATCCGCTTCTTGGGCAATACGGAAACGATTAACACCGGAGACTGTGACTGATGCACCAGAGTTCCCAGAACTAGCCGAACCATTTAAGTAGATAATGCGAGAACTAACATTGGCCCAGACACCAATCGCTAGTTGCCAAGTATTAGCAGACCATGTATTGGATGTTTGAGCCTCGCTAATAATTCCACCTTCTGAATGACAGCGTGCCGTGCCATTGAAGGATGAAATATGCAGAGAAAAGTTATGCGCAGATGTTGATGCACCCAAATTCATTAAATTTTGGGTCAATCCTGCATTATTTGTCTTAAACCAACAACCCATCACCAATGGGTATGGAGTCAGAGGTGAAGAACTCAGTTGGAGGTATTCATTCTGAGCAGGAGCAAAGGCACGCGACATGGTACTGCTTCTTTAGACTGGGAAGAAGTGGTTTTTAATAGCGTTCTCAAGATGGCCCTGGAGAACTCCGAAGTTGACACTACTGCCCTCGTTCTTGAAACCGTCAAGATTGAGAGCGAAATGAGATACTTGGTCAGCGATCTGGCTAGGATTCTTAGCGATCTCCTTAGCCCAGTTCCGTTGAGCCGCTGTATACATTTGTTGACCGGCGAGTTCATGCTCAGGAGGATAGAGCGGATTACCGATCATGTATAAGGTGAAGTCTCGAACAATCGTCTTAACGATTGGGACAAGAACATGAACACGAATCACTTCGAGATCAGCAGAATTGAGCATGGGTGTATGATAGGTAAGAGAAAGGGCCGGCCCCAGGGTTGTTTCGATTAGGAATCTACGCTAGGGCCGGGTCAAAGAACACAAGGATTGATGTTAAACCCCTATAAGGGGATACCTATAGGATGCCCTATGGATAATCAGCCTTTGGACATCGAACGACCACCAAGGGCTCGTGCGATAGCTCCAAGTTCATTATCGATCTCAGCCAAGCGAGGTAACTCGATAGCTTTGATCTGACGATTGACAGATTGTAGTTCCAACTCATAAGGTTGGATGATTCCAACTAAGGAATCTCGTTGGGCTCGAAGAGTAGCAGAAGCTGCAATGATCTGGGCACGCTCCTCTTGGAGAGCAGTTTGGAGCTTGCGAAGAGTCGGAAACTTCTCAACAGGCTCCGGGGTTTCCGGCTCCAGCACTTCTGCCGTCACTGTAGATGGATTCGGCATGATTGTAACTCCAGGAGTGTATTAAGGAAACAATAGAGACATCAACCACTGCCAAGTCGTTGGTGTGAGGTCTTGCCATGTTTCAATCGGAGGTTTACTCCAACCGGACATAGCAGACTCAGGGTTGATGGGCCTGACGTCCTTTTGGGGAGAGTCAGTGATCGGTCGCGGTCGTGGTCTCATCACGACGATGGGTGGGGGAGGTAGTCCCATATTAGGCGAGTTGAAGGATGCCGTTGGTGGCATCGAGGTCAACTGTGAAAGTCTCACCAGCAGCCAGGGTAATGGACGAACCATAGTCCCAAGAACCGATAAGAGGATCAGCAGGTGACGTAGGAGTATCGTTGTAGAGGACTGCATACCTGAAAGGTCCAACAGAACCACCAGAAGCGGTGATTGTGACATCGGACCCAACGAGCTTGTAAGTACCGCCAGACTGGGCACTCGAAGAGATTGTGACCGTATGACCATTGGCGGTGTATCCATTCCCACCAGCTAGTTCTGAGGTCAGGTCTCCCTTGACTGCATCGTTGGCAGCACTCGGAGCATCATTCGAGAGGAGAATCTTGAGCGTGTCGGCTCCAAGGTTGTGTACTCCCTCAGCCAGATGCTCTACAAAGGCTTGAAATTTTGTGAATGTAGCCATGACTGGCTCCAGGAAGGATGAAAGTAGAACATTCCACCTTTCATCCTATCCTAGAGTGACCAGTCATTACCACAGTTACCAGTAGCCATTCAAGGTCTATCAGAGATATGGGTTGTCTGAAGTAGTACCTTTAGGTTCTAAGACCTCTGGTCCTATCTTAGCCTTCTTCAGAGGAGGTTTCCTCTTAGGAGCTAAGACTTCTGGACCAGGGACATACATACGGTCTGGTACTCCGATATGTTTAACATCCTCGTGAGTCTCTACGGTTGAATAAGAGAACCCACAGTGACGACAGATGCGGGTTCTCCTAGTCACAGTCCATTGCTTCCCCTGGAAGTTCATCTGTCGGGGAGCTACCTTCTGGACTTCTGAGTGCTTGCCTCCACAAGCAGGACATTCAATCCCTAGTCCCATTGGGGCCTCCGATTTCTTTGGGGGAGATAGGACCATCGTAGGTATAGTCAGCGGTCCCGCGAACCTCACCTATGTCTCGGACCTTGAAAGTGGTCAAGAGAGAGGGTTTGCCCGTAGGCTTAATCCTGATCTTACCACCAGATTGTAGGAGTTGGATCAAATTGAACAGGAATTGATGCTCACCAGGAGTCTCGGGTTCAAGTTGAACCTTGAGGGTCTCTGGGTTGTAGCGACCATTCATGCTTGCCTCCTGCGGTTGGAATAGGTCTCTGATAGTTTACGGATCACGGGTTTGATTACACGGTCTGTGGTCTTGACGGAGACCCCGAAGGTACTCATCAAAGCCATGTTACCGCAAGCACAGTCTAAGAAGTCGTTGTCGTAGACAACACCTTCTCGAACAGTCCATTTGTTCTTAGTCCGACCTCTGGCGGTCACTGGCTCAGGGTACTCTGCGTTGCAGACATGGTGTGCGAATAGCTCATGCTTCTCGGCAGGAGCATCGTACAGAGCTATTGAACCAGAGGTTCCCAGAGGAGAGGCTAGACGAGCAAACAAGAAGTCCTTGAGACGATCTACGTCTGCCATCATATAGAACTGACCATCGGGGTTGGGTTTGATACACCACTTCGGTTCCTGGACATGGGGACTGACTTGGTGTTCAAAGAGCCATCCTTTCTTGAGGTCGTATTCCTCGAACTGACGGTGAGTCGGTGGCATGTATTGACCATAATAGGCCAGGAGAGAGGGGTCGCCACTCTCCTTTATGAACCGTTTCACCACCTCAGAGGTTTCACCCCACCGAGTATCGATAGTGATCTTATCGATTATCATAGGTGTCTTAAATTGGTCCTGACGGATAAAGGTCATACCTTTGAGTTTATTGACTGTCTGTCGGAGACCAAAGTATATCTTAGCATCCAGAGGGGCACGGATATGTCCCTCGGTGGTCTTGATAGCTTTGTTCCGATGCTCTGGGTAGACTTTGAAGAACTCGGTCGTCAACATAGACCAAGAGCGAGTCTGGTCTTTGGTAAAGTACCGTAGTCCTGTGTCAGGCCAAGTACCGTAGGTTGGAAAGATACCCGTGAAGTCCATGTTCGATGCAAAGACTGTATAGAACATGATCTCCATCTGAACGTCGATATGGGCGACAATCTTCTGGGTGTCGTTGGGGACCTCGAACTCCTTACATGCGATAGTCTTCTTCTCCAACTGAGCCGCGGTAATAGTAATCTCACCTTCGGCTTGGAGCTTACGACCCTTGTTCTGGTACTCTGACAAGAAGGTAGGTCCCAGTTTCAGACGCAAGTTCATTGCGTGCTGTTGAGCAGACACTTCTGGGAGTTTACCATCTCGGTCATAGCGATCAGGCCATGAGCAGACAAAACCACGATCCATCACTTCACGATTAGCCAGGTAAAGGTTCTGGGCTAGTCGAATGTCGTGATGTTCTCGGAGGGAGAGACGATAGAGTTCAGCATATTGATTCCAGAGTTTCCCTTCCTCCGTGTCATTGGTGATCTCAACGTCAGTGATCCCTGCTGGCCATGTGACCACCATCGCACATCGCTCACCTTGCCATTCTGGCTTGAGGAGCGGATTGAGATATTGATCAGCAACGTCACCTTCTCGGATGACCGTACAAGGCATCAAAGCAGCGATGCTACGACCAGGACCTGCGAGACCTTGGACAGCACCATCGACCAGACGAGCGAGCTTCTCACACAGAATCGGACTGTCGGCTTTTTGCTCTTTCTGGATGTCATCCAGTAACACTAGGTCAGGACGCGGTTGTTCCAGGGTGACAGGATGTACCAGGGCTTCACCACGAATAGACCCATCGATACCACTGGTTGAGACCATGATACCTGCTTGTCGTGGGACCCATATCCGGGGTCCCTTGACTTCTTTGGGGGAGATAACACACTGGTCCGGCGGGCGATCATCCAAGAAGGGGTGGTCGTAGTCCATGCACGGAACAGGAGAGACGCTGTCAGGGTCATGCTCTGCGTACCAGTCGGCTACGTCCACTGGAAGCGTGAGGCAGGGGAGGCGAAGGTCCCCGGAGCCCCACACGATGTGAGTTGGGAGACCCTCGAAGAGTTGACCTCTAGCCTTGTGCCAATTGTTCTCTAGCCGATCGATAGCGTGGCCCACCTCGGGGAAGTCCTGCTGGAGCATCTTATTACGCCACCAATAGGTCTTGATAAACTCCAGGGATTGACGACTCTTCTCGTCGGTGCTGCCGATGAAGTACATGAACCTCCGAAACCCATAGGCGGTTGCCCAGAGGAGTCCAGCACGACAGATAGCTGTCTTACCACCACCACGAGGCATAGCGAGAGTGAACATGCCGCCCACCCGCATGACCTCTTCAACACGAGTGACGCACTTTAGCTGATCGCTGGACCATCCAAAGTAGAACACTGGAGCCATGTACGTCTCAGCGAACTTCTTCAGAGACTCCTTACACTCTAGGCGTCGCTCCCAATCAATATCCTCCAAGGGAAGGGGAGCAATGTCCTGGGCGATCCTCAATTTTGCCTTCTGGCGTTCGTTGGTCGCCTGACTGTTCTTGATTCGTTGCTCCTCTGGTGTGAACATCCGATGGTGTTTGCTAGGGGCGATCCTCTCTTTGGGGAGAGTAATCCTCTTCTTCGGAGGCACCTTAGGTGGTGGATCAGGAGGGTCCACAGGAGGCCGGGCGATGGCCGGTTTACGAGCTATCTTCGTCCCCGCCAATACTGGAGGTCTGCTTGATCTCTTAGGTTTAGACGGTGGACCTGCCTTGCGGACGGGCAATCGGTTAGGGAGTACCGCGGTAGACTCAGCCTTCTTAGACTTTGTGGTGGTCATAGCGGAGCGTTGGGTAGAGGATTGGGTGGACTTAGGGGATGAGGTATCGAGGGGTGACGTCTCGTTGACATCATCCTTGGATTTCTTCTTGCGAGCCATGCAGGGACTCCTGTAAGGGGGATTTCGGATTTTATTAAGGAATCCTAGGGAACCTAACCCTAAGACTGGGTGGAGTTGACTCTCTGGCGAGTCTGAGTGTAGACTCTTAAAATTTTCATGACCTCCTGGAC